ATGCTGAGATGGCTGACGAAGACGTCCACTTCTTTGCCACGTTCGCACTGGGCTGGGCCACGGCGCCGACCCGCGACGAGGCCATCGAGAAGCTGGTCGCGGCCAACCGCTCTGACTTCAAGACCATGACCAAAAACATGCAGAAGGAAGGCAACCCCGGCGCGTACGTCTGGACCTGTCAGGTGAACGCACCGGCCGACGCTGAGTACAGCATCGAGTACTACCAGCCGCGTGGTGTCGAGATACAGGACGGCCGCGAGCACGCGGTCACCTACGTCACCGCCAAGGAGATCAAGCACTGCGTGCACAGCACTCGCCAGTAAGGTCGAAACGTGGGCGCCATGCCCACGTCGTCGGATGATGTCCGGCCTGATGAGACCATCAGAAACGCAAGGAGAAAATGAATGAGACAAGTAACAGACACACCAGCCATCGCGGACCTGATCGCCAAGGGCGCCCACTTCTACGTGGGTCACTCTGGCGGCAAGGATTCGCAGGCAATGTACGCAGCTCTGGCTGCACGCATCCCGGCCGACCAGTTGCACGTCGTGCACGCTGATCTGGGCGACATCGAATGGGCAGGCGTCAAGGACCACATCCGGGCCAACATCGACCACCCGCTGATGATCGCTGACGCCATCTTCAACGACGGCAGTGCCAAGGATTTTTTCGGCATGGTCCGCCAGCGTCGTGCCAAGCTCGACCGCGATGGCAAATTCGATGCGAGCCCATTCCCGGCGCCGGGACTGACTCGCCAGTGCACCAGTGATCTCAAGACTGGGCCGATCTGGAAAGTGATCAAGGCACACGCCAAACAGGTCGGCGCAGCCATCACTGTCAACTGCGTCGGCATCCGCTCTGAGGAGTCACCACGTCGCGCCAAGAAGGCGAAAGCTGGCACGCTGACCCGCAACAAGGTCCAGTCCTGTTCGACGCGTCAGGCGTACGACTGGTGGCCTATCGCGCACTGGCCGATAGCCGACGTCTGGGCCGAGATCGCTGACGCAGGTCAGCAGCCGCATCCTGCGTACGCTGACGGCAACGAACGCCTGTCCTGCATGTTCTGCATCATGGGCAGCGATAACGACCTGCAGCACGCATACAGGGTCAACCCTGAGCTGGCCCACCGATACATCGCCCTCGAACGTGAGGTGCGCAGCACGATGTTTTACAGCGGCGGACGTCGCGTCTCACTGGCCGAGAAGCTGGGCATCGAAATTGAAATCAACGCAGCATAGGAGCTACCAACATGACAACCGAATACAAATCAGCATCAACCAACATCCGTGGATATCACGTCGACTTCGAACTGGACGACGACAATGGCTATCCCGTCTCGCAGTGCTGGGTCACCCTGCGCTTCGCTAACCGCCCCGGCAAGGAGTGGTGCAGCTCGCTGGCCGTCATCGAGAATGAGGGCATCATCGAGTCATGCGACGGCGACGACTATCGCGACGTGCCTGAGCGCGTCGCCGCTGAGATCGCAGCGTGGGCCTACAAGCAAGGCTACTAAGGTCGAAACGTGGGCGGACCATGCCCACGTCTGCAGCTAGTGGCTGCACTGATGAGACCATCAGATTTTTTAACTAACGCAAGGTGAATGCAATGAAGAAATTATCACAGAAAGCACTGAAGAAAACCGCCGATGACCTCGGCACTATCCGGGCCCAGTTGGCCATCCTCAAGGAGCAGGAAACTGCGCTCCGCGAGACCCTGATCGCGCATGGCGTTGACGTCATCGAGGGTGACCTGTTCCGGGCTAACGTGGTCGAGTCACACCGCAAGGTTATCGACTGGAAGAAAATCGCTGAGAAGCTGGAGCCCAGTCGTCAACTGGTCAAGGCTCACACTCGTGAGACTGATGTGATCAGCGTCCGTGTAACCAGCCGAGTAGGAGGCTAATCATGAGTACACATTTTCAACTTCAAATCTGGAACGGCAGCGAGTACATCAACCGTACCACTGGCCAGCCTGACGAGCTGCGTGCGCACTATCGCGACAGCGAATTCATACTCGGGTACCGCATCGTCGATACCCTCGCACGCGATCAGGAGGGCCGTCAGCTGCCGTTAAAACCTAAGCGCACCAACTGGGCCAGTCGCCAGTCGCGTCCGGTCACCGAGATCGACAGACAGGCTGAACTGGCCGCGGAGCATTTCCACAAGGTGCGCACCCGCGATCTGCAGGACCACATGAACCCGGCGATCAAGACCGACATCGACGTGTTCCCGGTCAAGCCATCGGGCCGTGGCCAGTCGGCTGACTTCCGTATGCAACTGGCAGGTCGACTGACCGGCAATGCACCGCGGTCGTCAGCACTCTACCCCAGCGACAAGGCACAGCGGTTAGCACTCGAAGCGCAACTGGCTGACCATGGTTTTCGCTTTATTGAAATCACAAACCCTGAGGATTACTCATGAAACATTACAACATCATCGCCTCGAATAACGAGGCATACACGCTGGCCGACGTCGCACTGTGCGTCTGGGAAGAAGTGCTGCGACGCGAACATGCGTCGCGCACCCTTCGCCAAGGCACCGACAATGACCCGGCCTACACTTTCTTTCAACAGCATGAGGGCGTGGCCCACGCGCGCAGCAACGTCATCGAGACGGCGTACTGGTTTGAACTGGCCTACCAGTTCGCAGTCGACCGCTACGACTGGGACTATGGCTTCGACTGGGAATTCATTCCCCGGGCACTCGATTACTTTATCGACGTCTGTGCCACCCCGGATGACATCACCGAGATCCGGGCACGCGAGGCTGCGCGCTACGCGTCGAATGACTACGACGTCGGCAACCAGCCTGAGTAGGTCGAAACGTGGACGGGACATCGACTCCCGTCTACGTCTGCAGCTAGTGGCTGCACTGATGAGACCATCAGCCGATTAACTAACGCAAGGTAAATTGATATGAACAACGACAATGCAATAACGCTGCTCAACGAAAACGGCGTCAAGAAAGAATACGGCCGGATCCCCGATCTCTGGCACGTCGCTCAGTATCTCAAGGGCAACATCGATGCCGATGATCTCGGCCTGTCCAGTATCGCTGATCAGATCCTCGAAGTCTGGCACATGGCACACGACCTCAAGGCAGTCATCGAGGGCCAGGGTGATGCGCGAGTGTTAGAACCTGGGGCTGCTGAACCTGAATTCATGATAGGTGACGTCGACCGGGTCAAGAATAACCTCAGCTACGTGATCGAACTGGCACGCCACCGTGCCGACATGTGGCAGGCGCTGGCCGATGGCAAAAACATGTTCGAACAACTGGACGCCTTCTACGAGTGCGACAAGCACGAGGCCGAGGTCATGGCCCACGACACCAACGTCGCAGTTGAACGGGTTCAGGAATGGTTCGCCAAGGCGGTGAAGTCATGAAGACCAACGTATCCATCAAACTGGATGACCAGCAGCGCAAGCTGCTGGCCGACGTCATCGACAACAAGCAGACCGCTCGACTGGCGACACGCGCTGACATCGTCAAGCTGTGCCAGTTGCACATCGCTGGCCTGCTGGAGCAGAACGTCCAACTGGATCCCCCGGAGAAAGCTGAAGCGGTCCGCTCTGGTCTCTACGACATCGACCCGGCAGACGAGAAGCTGCTACACGGTAAAGAGCCCGGTTACATCCGCGGCTGGAATCTGGTGAAGCGGTCTGGTTTGACATGACGTAGACGGGACATCGACTGCCCAATTGAACCCCGGCCGCAAGCCGGGGTTTTTTATGCCCGGGGGGATATGGGGGGTATTTTTGCAAACCCACTCATAGACCTATATGAATAATGTTTTTTTTTTTTTTTACTATTCATTCTCATACGCGTTGGTCGTAAAAAATACACCCCATATCCCCCAAAAAAGGATTTTTAAACACCGATATCCCCCATATCCCCCCACGCCGCTGAAGCCGGGACAATCAAACACCTTCCTCAAAGCTCATCAAAGCTCTTCATGGGGGGAATCCAGATGCGGCGGCGGTCGCAATTCCCACCCAGTCCAGACATCGATACCGTGTGATTTTACGGACGCACCCAGCAGCATATCGAGGCGATCATACAGCTCACGTTGTCGCAGCATGAAACCTTTATGCGGCACCCAGTCAGTGTAAGCACGCCAGACATCGGACCGCTTCACACGCTTACCCGGCATCAGCATCTCGTCCACAAACTGCATCACCTGATTCGACTGGCTCGACCACTTCTCGTGGCTGATAACAGCATCGACCGGCACGTCCCAGTTATTCCGGGTACGCAGTCGCTGCAGGCCAGCAATAAACCGATTCAATATCCCGGGCAGTTCAAGCAGCATCGCATCACGGCGTGCATCGGACCGCTCGGGTCCGTCGATGCGATGTAGAAACTCGAACACCAGTGCACGCTCGTGGAATGCGTCGCTGACATCTTTAGTAACCGGCCAGTGATTGGCACAGACCAGCGGCAGCGCGCGTGACTGGAAGGTGATCGCGTCCTTAAATTTGACGTTGGCCGTGATGCGCTTCTCCTCGGATATCTTCTTGATGAATCCGTCCGGCAGGCTGGCCGACTTGTCGAAGTCATCGTCAGCCAGTAGCAGAGCATTGACCAGATTGTAATCAGCGAAGTCACTGCCGACACCGAACTTGCCCAGCTCCATGGCGACACAGCTCTTGCCCAGCAGCTCCTTGAATACGTTGAGCAGGGTTGACTTGCCGGTGTTGGTCGCACCGTGGAACAGCACCCAGACCTTGAGCCACTTCGACATCGAGATGATGTAACCACCCAGCTCTTCGAGATGGCGAATCATATCCTCCGGATCCCCGGCCTCTGCGAACACCATACGCATGAAGCGATCCCACTCCGGGCAGTCAGCGCCAGGGTCGTAATCGGTGTTCACCTGCATGGTATAGAAGTGTTCAGGGTTGTGGTCTTCGACAGTCATATTGCCGTGATAATCGAAGTGCAGCTCGCAGTTCAGACAGTTGACGACTGGCTGGGTGATCCGACGCAACAGCAACAACGGATCCGAGTTACCGGATAACTCTGATGCACGCGCCAGTCGTGCGGTCAACATCGAATTCAAGGAACCCACCAGTGTAGTAGTCTTGTTCTCACCGATAGCCGCGACCAGTTGAGCCGCATCATCAGGCCGGGTCTCACGCAGCCTGATGATACTCTCCTGCAGCAGGCCACGGATCGGCTCGTCACCAATCATGCGCCACACGCCTGTCTCGTAAAGCCAGAACGCGCGACCGATACGCTTGAGATGTGCACCGCCTGCAAAATGCTCTTCGAGCATCTCGTCCACCAGCTCGCGCTCGATGTCGGTGACCTCTTCACCATCACGGCCAGCGAGCTGGGTGCGTATTCGCTTGACCGAATCACGCAGCGTCTGGATCCCGGGCCTGACCGGATAGCGTGCCTGCAATGCCTTGAGCAGCATGTCGGTCTCGTGCGGTTCGTACTGGGCGATACGCGGCAGCAGGCTATCGAGGTGCGCGCTCTCGTGTCCGGCCGGTAGCACCATCTCCTCGATCTCGGCCCGGAACTGGTCGACCGTTGGCGCCGATGGTTTACTCTTCTCGGCGGCTTCGTCGATGTCGTCCAGCTCGTCATCCATATCACGGTTCGCCAGTACCTCGGGATCCGCGGCCACGAGCTTGTACATCTCTTTCATGGAGGCATCGTGATCGTCGTCACCGAACAACAGCATCCGCACCAGATCGAACGCGTTGCAATTCTTCTGGCTGATCGCTGCCGGGTTCTCGTGGTGCGAGTACAGGAACTGGTCATCGTAGACCACGGCACCGGCAGGCCCGGTGGCGCCGAGCGGTCGGTACCGGTTATCGAATTCCGTGGTCTCGAATACCTCGGGCAGGTAGGTGGCAATGGCTGCGTGGATATCGTAGGTGCGATTGAATGCACCGATCAGGCCCGGGCGTGTCAGTGGATCCGCTGCCTCGGCAACAGGTGGACGGATCTCACCGACGCGAGAGGATCGCGGCCAGTCGAAGTGATCCTGATCCGGCGCCCAGTCATCCGGGTCAATCCAGTCACCATGCAGGTGTACAGCCTCGGTTGCTGCGTCACTGCTGCAGCTGGGCCAGTACATGATGCGGCTGACCTCGAACGTGGTGTCGTCGAAGTAATCCATACCGAACCAGTCCGCGAGGTTACGCGCCACCGGTTCGTACTCAAATGGACTGACGTCGCGCGCGAGCGGGAAGACCACCCGCAACCTGGGCCGGTCCGGGCTGTGCTTGTGCGTCGAGTGCACCACGCACTCATAGCCTGCGTAGGCTTCGAGCAGTGCGTTGATATCGTCGCAGTGGTCGACGTCGAGCGTAACGATGGATCGACAGATCAGCTCATTCTTTCGGCGTGCTTTTCCTTCAAAGGGACCGCCCACGAGGTAACCGACATCCTTGATGTCGGCCTGCTGGTCGGCAGGCATCGCCATGTACTCGGCGTAGGTCTCAGGTGTGACTACGAAATCGAGCAGCTTTTCACATAGCTTCGCCCAGCTTATCTTGCCGGATCTAACTACTGGATTTAATCGCGACGCACCCTTCGAAATTCGAAGGCTGCGATTCATCAGTCAGCTAACACACCGCGCAGCTCATTACTGAGTTTGAAATACTCCCCCAGTGCTGTCTCTTTATCCTTGAAGGCCAAGACCTGATCGCCCTCGGTCGTGGATACCACGACCTGAAACAATCCCTCAACCAGTTCACCCTCGGAAGTAAGCCCAGGCTGAACGCGTACATGATTAATGTGCCGAGTATTGATTGTCGCACCCCACGGCTGACCTTCAGCGGAAATCGCCAGCCACTCGCAGCCCTTGCGAATCATTCCCCGTCACCATTAGGCTTCGAGGCCGCGGCTTCATCGTCGGCGCGCTTCTCGACATTGGTACGCCCGGATCCATCGCCACAATCGGCGTCGTCATCATCTGGATTCGTGATAGGTAGCTCGGCCTGTTCCGGCGGCTCGGCTGAGCTACTGCGAACCCAGTTATCCGCGGCCGCTTGATTCGGGAACACCATCCACTGCTGGATCTCTTCGACGTTGACCACGCGCTGGAATGGCGGGGGATTCAAAAAGGTTGCCAACCATTTACCCGGGACGACTTCCTCGCCGACGCGGACTGTGTTTGCAATCTCGTTACCGCCTTGTTCGTTTCTCACTATTATTAGACAGATTGAATTCTGCATTTTCTCTATTCTCCGGTTTGGTTAAAGGCGCGGCCCGAGAGCCGCTAAAAAATGAAGCGCCATGACCCCTAGTGCCACCATGGCCAGGATCCACAGCAGTATATGCACTGTTTTCATGCCGCCTTCCGAGACCATTCTCTCAAATACGGACACAGGTCGAGTACATGACAATCCTCGCAGTACTCATCGAGAAGCAACGCCCACTGGGGTGGCACCCGGTAATCTACTCGCCATCCATGGATGCCGATATGGCTTACACTTTTATAGTGAGCCATCTCGGTCAGAATTCTTGCCAGCTTCCTGTAACTACCCGCTTTATCTTTAGCAGCCAGCAGGGACCGTGTGAATGCGGCTTTTTCTTTTGCATTCAAGGGTTTAAAGGGTTTTCGCATTGTGTGACCGATATCTATAAAAATGTCAGGAAATACTACCTGATCCTGTAAAAAAGAGCTATAATTAAATCTCCACTAACGCAATAATGCTTAAACGCAAGGAGATACACAATGAGTTTACTTTACTCTCACGCAGGTAACCCCCATCTGTCACTGGCCGAACTGGCCCAGGTTCCGACGCCCCCGGCCATGGGTCCGCGTCACAACCCTTACCCGTTTCACACCTACGTCGAAGATGTCGAAGAGTCACTCGACCGCGTCGGCTACGAGGTACTGGAGCGTGATCTTGAGGTCACCCACGACCAACAGCGTTTCTTCGGCGCACTGGCCATCGCACCCCGCGGTGAGCGCGTCGGTGAGATCGTCGAGAATACCGACGAAGATATGCCGATAGCCGAGTGGCGCAAGAACGACGCAGGCTATGAGCTGCTGATCGGATTGCGCGGTGCGCACGACCAGTCGATCCAGCGCGAGATGGTGTTGGGCGATAACATTTTTGTCTGCAGCAACCTCGCCTTCTCTGGATCCATCGGTCACATTGCTACCAAGCAGACCACGTTCATCCACCGTCGTCTGCCCGGGCTGATCTCTTCGGCCGTGGCCAAGATTCCGGAACTGGCTGAGCAGCGTGCGAACATGTTCGACGCGTTCAAGAACTACGAGTTCAAGAACCCGCGCGCAGCTGATGCGGCCATGGTCGAGATCTTTCGTCAGGGCGGTCTGTCTGCTGCACAACTGGGCAAGGCGATCCACGAGCTGGATAAGCCCACCTACGAAGAGCATCTCGAATGGGGCCGTAGCGCATGGTTAGTCCGCAACTGTGTCACGCAGGCTCTGAAGCCCGGTGGCGCCAACGTCAACCATAACCTGATTGCTGATCGGACGACCATCGCGGATCGTTTTCTCAGTAACCTTGTTGGAATTGCTGCTTAGTTACCTTGCGGACACGAGCGGCAACAACCGGGCGGTGGCCTTGGCGAAATCGACACAGCCATGTCACCACTAACTAAGGTCACCGCCCACCTTATTAATGCGAATAATGCGAGGTACCAAATGAATCCTGAATCAATCCTTTTACTACTGAGTCTGCTGATGGCCGATGAATCCATCACGCTGCCTCACCCGTCAGATTATTACGATCTGTTTTGTGAACACCACGAGGACGCGATCTGCAACGCCGAGAAAAAGGCGGAGATCGACGCGCTTAAGACCGGGGAGTATTCGATATGAAAATTCCCAAGACTTGGCAGCACTGGTCCGACTGGGTGTTCCCGCTCGTTTTCTGGTTTGTGTTCGCTTACCTGTGCGGCACGTTCTCTTCTATCGGAGGCTGATATGAAAATCTACGATTTAAACGGCCAGATCACCGAGTTGACGCAGGCCCAGTACGATCAGGCGCTGCGTGACTCGCAGCATTGCCGCTGCGACGGCGTCAACTGTCTCGCCTGCACCGTGTACTGGCACGCGCGCAACAAGAACCACGCGCCCACGGTGACGGCGTTCCTGAACGAGGCGCCTGACCGCCGCGGCACCATCATCGACGAGGAGGTGTAGCATGCAACAGGTATGTCCCTATTGCGATCAGGACGCTGGCTACTACCGCGTCGAACAGGCGCGTCTCATCCGCCACTTTGGCTGGGACGGGGTCGAACGAACCGAGGCCATCGACGAGGTGACCTACGAGGGCAGCAAGCTGAAGTGCATCCGCTGCCAAGAGGTGGTCACCAGTTTCGTCAAGGGCTTACACAAGGAGCTAGACAATGGATAAACTGATACACGAGTTTTACTGGATCCACGACCTGCTGGTCTTCTGGATCTGGGTAGGGGGGTTCCCCTACTTGCTACAGTACCTGACGGTCGAGGTAATGACCTGATGGTTTTCACCAACCACGAGCCCGGGCATGTCCCGGGCTTTACTACGTCTGGAGAATAGAGGAGAACGCATAATGCCATTATTTAAAAACACATTAACGCATCACCAGTATCATCAACTGTGCGCTTATATGGAATCACGCGCTGTCAAGGGCAGGATTGATTTGAAACCGGGAGCGTTGGCTGGAGAAGCCACCGCGCAACTCGACTTCGAGGTTTCCGCGGACAAGGCAAGAAGGACCGCAAGAGAGATCGGTATCAAACTGATCAGTAACACACCCCGGAATAACGAGAAGACTGTCAACGATGACGATGACGATGATCTAATGCATTTGAAGCGGATCGATCATAAGCTCAATCTCATCATAGGGCACCTCAACATTGATACCTGAACTGGAGAATAGATATGGGCGAAATATCAGACATGATTATTAACGGCGAGTGCTGTCAGGTTTGTGCCAGCAACTTCGAAACCCCGGGCCGCGGGTATCCCTTCACTTGCAAAGAGTGCGAGGGCCAGGATAAAGAAGAGGAGAGTGACGAAGATGAATGAGGAGGAGTTGCGTCGACACCTAACCAAACAACTGGATAACTACAAGGCCGAGAGCGAGCGCATCAACAGAGCGTACAGAGATAATCTGAATCAGATCTATGAACAACAAACCGAGGCACTGGAGCGAGACTATCGCCAGTTTGTCGGTAAGGTTGGCATCATCTCGGCGCTGGCTGGAGTGCTGGTTGGTCTTATTGTCGCAACCCTGGTCGAGGTGATATTCGGATGAGTGACGTTGACGCTATAGCCTGTCAGAAGGGCTTCACCTTTCTTCTGAAATTCAACGAGTGTAACTACTGCACCGTCGATACAATCCGTAACCTGCTGGGTCACTGTGAGATCCGGCCGGACAATCGTAATGGTGTGCTCGCCGTAGTCAGGGGCACACCTTACTTGTGGTTCCCTGACTACCCTACCAAATGTACATGTAAACTGGAGACAGATAATGACAATAGAGAAGAACATTGAGCGCATCGCGGATGCATTAGAGTCGATGGCAATTAACATCGCGATCATCTCGGTCGCGGTCGAGGGCGACGACGAGCCCGAGATGCCTGCTGCCCCGAAAAAGAAAGCCCCTGCCAAGAAAGCTGCCAAGGCCAAGAATCAGGTGCAGGTCGGTACCGATGACGAGGCTGACGACGTCACCAAGGAAGAGGTGCGCGCCAAGCTGACCGAGGTGCAGAAGGCCACCAGTCCGGCCCAGGCCAAGTCGATCCTGAAGGCCGAGGGCGCCAGCACTATTGGCAACCTGCCGCTCGCAAAGTATCAGCGCGTGATTGATGCCTGCGATAAAGTACTGGCGGAGCAGTAACATGTCGATGCTGACATACGAGGAGCTGTGTGCCCAACCGGACGAGCACTCCGAGTTGGGCGCCTCCAGTTCCGAACGCTGGGCGCACTGTCAGGGCAGCGTCAAGCTGGTCCGCGGACTGCCGGACACACCCAGCGAGTACGCTGATCTGGGTAACTTCGCGCACGACGTATCCGAGCTGTGCCGGGTCAACGGTAAGCCAGCCTCCTACTACATCGGACTGAAGAGTCACTGTGGCCGCTTCGAGTGCGACAAGGAGATGGCCAACCACGTCCAGATGTTTCTGGATTACGTTGACGAGAAACCCGGTGAGATGCTGGTCGAGCAGCGTGTCGAGTATGACGCGTGGGTACCGGGTGGCTTCGGTACCGCGGACGACATCCGCATTCAGGATGGCGTGTGTGACCTGACCGATTTGAAGTACGGCCAGGGTGTGAAAGTCTACGTCAAGGATAACTGGCAGATGTGGACCTACGCCCTTGGTGTATTCCAGACCTTCGGTCACTTGTATGACATCGACCAGTTCAAGCTGTGCATCTGTCAGCCCCGGCTCGACCACATCGATGAGGATACCGTATCGACCAAGGAGATCCTGCTCTGGGCCCGTGATAGGTTAAAGCCTGCTGCCGAGACTGCGCTGTATGCCGAGAATCCGCCTTTCGAGGCAGGTGAATGGTGCCGCTGGTGTCGTGCCCGGGATGTCTGTAATCACCGTAAAGAGTGGCTGATGACCCAGATGCTGGACGAGCTGGATGACATGGAGTCCGTCAAGGATCCGGACCTCATGACCAACGATGATCTGGCCGAGGCGATGGACGTCATCGATCTGATGCGCAGCTGGTGCAATGACATCGAGCGGCGTGTGCTGTCCGAGGTACAGGCTGGCCATGAAGTCGGCAAGCCCAGTTGGAAACTGGTCGAGGGTAGATCAGTGCGCAAGTGGCGCGACGAGGATGAGGCCGAGGCCGCACTCCGCAAAACCAAGCTGAAGGTCAAGGAGATACTGCCAGCGAAGTTGATCAGTCCCACCCAGGCCGAGAAGTTGCTGGGCAAGAAGAACGAAGTCCTTGATGGGCTGATCATTAAACCCCCGGGCTCACCCAAGCTGGCTCCACCGACGGATCCCCGGCCCCCAGTGCAACCCGATATTTCTGAATTAGACTAGGAGAAAAATAATGCCTACAAGCGATAAGATTAAATTGTCAAACGTACGTCTCTCATTCCCGCGGCTGTTTGTGCCCCGGGCTTTTAACCCGGGCCAACCACCACGGTACGAAGCATCTTTTCTGCTGGATCCGTCGGATAAAGATCACGCGGCCGTCATTGCCGAGATCGAGGAAGTAGCAGATGACATCGCCAAGGAGATGTGGCCGAAGAAACGCCCCCCGGGACTGGAGCGTTGTTATGGTCTGGCCAACGATGATGAAAAGAAATCCCAGTACGATGGTTACGAGGATATGTTCTTTATCAGCACCTCGGCCACCCAGAACACGCCACCGCTGATTGTCGATGCTGGACGCAACGCACTGGTGATCAAGGACGGTGTCGAGCCGAAGATCCCCTACGCGGGATGCTACGTCACGGCATCGATCACCCTGTGGACACAGGACAACCAGTTCGGCAAGCGGATCAATGCCAACCTGCGTGCGGTCCAGTTCAAGAAGGATGGTGAGGCGTTCTCTGGTGTCAAGCCGGTGGATGTTGACGAGGAGCTGGATGACTTTGATGGCGATGAGGATGATGAAAGTTTTTTAGATGACTAGTTGTCACATTGACATTGAGTCCTTCTCACGGATCAATCTCAAAAAATCCGGGCTCTACCGCTACCAAGAAGAGGACAGTACAGAGATACTTTGCCTTTGTTTTGCGTTTGGCGAGGAGCCCGTTTCAACCTGGGCGCCGTACAAAGATTTGCCTACCGAGATCATCGAGGCTATGCATGCCCACCACGAGGAAATCGGCGGCGAGTTTATTGTTGGCGCTCAGGTGCCTTTTGAGTTAATCACCCACGCTAAAGAGGGCGGCGACTTCCGGGCCCACAACAGCGAGTTCGAGCGCACCATGCTGAATGGCAAGCCCGGACAAAAAATAAAATTTCCCAAGACCGAGCTGGAGCAGTGGACCTGTACCGCGGCCAAGGCTGCTGTGCATGGCCTGCCCCGGGCACTGGGTAAGCTCGCCGTCGCGATCAAGGCGCCCCATCAAAAGGACGAGGCCGGACGCATGGCGATGATGCAGGTCGTCAAGACCCGCAAGCCCTCGAAGGCAGTGCCCGAGGACCGCTGGACCCCGTGGAACGCGCCGGATCGATTCATCGGCCTGTACCAGTACTGTATCGATGACGTTGAAACCGAACGTGCCATTGATGACATGATCCCCGAACTCAGCAAGCACGAGCGGCAAGTCTATCTGATGGACCAGCGTATCAATGCGCGCGGCATCGAGGTTGACCTCGAAGGGACGGCTAACGCCAAGCTCCTGCGCGATGAGTACAAGCAGATCCTGCGCGACAAGTGTGTCGAGGTCTCGGGCTTTACCCCGGGGCAGACAGGTAAACTGGGTTACTGGATCCGGCAGCGATACCCGATGCAGAACCTGCAAGAGCCGACCATGAAGAAAGCCCTTGCGGATCCGAATATTCCACCCGAGGTTAAAACAGTCGTCCGGTGCCGTCGCCTGCACGAGTTAAAGGCCGTGGCCAAGTTTGATTCCATCGAGGCCATGGTCTGCGCGGATAGCCGCCTGCGTGGCCAGTTCCTGTACTACGGCGCCGGTACAGGCCGCTGGTCTTCACTGGGCGTCCAGCTGCAGAACCTCGTGCGTCCGGTCATCAGTGACCCCTACGTCGCCCTTGACGCCTGCTCAGCGCGCGATATCAAGTGGATCGGCGCGTTGTACCAGTCCAACCCGATGTACGTCCTGTCGTCGATTGTGCGCAGCCTGTTGGTGGCAGCTGATCAATGCGAGCTGCTGTGCCTCGATTACAACTCTATCGAGGGCCGGATCACCGCGTGGCTGGCTGGCCAGAAGGATAAGCTGGAGATATTCCGCACCCACGGCAAGGTGTACGAATACACAGGGGCCAAGATGTACCGCCTGCCTCTCGATCTCGAATTCCTGATGACCATGAAGCAGACGCACCCGGATGAGCGGTTCGCGGGTAAGACGGGTGAGCTGGCACTGGGATTCCAGGGTGGCGCCAAGGCATTTAAAAAGATGGCGGCTCGGTCTGACATCGAGATTGACGATGATAGGGCTGAAGAGATCAAGCGCGAATGGCGCGAGGCTAATCCGATGATCGAGAAAATGTGGTACGCCCTCGAGGAGCATGCCATCGCAGCCGTGACCTACCCGGATAAACTATTCAGAACCAACAAGATTCTATTTGGCGTGCGTGACGACTGGCTGTATATGAAGTTGCCGAGCGGCCGAAAACTGGCTTACTATAAGCCCGAACTGGATGCCGAGGGTAAGCTCACCTACCTCGGTATCGATACCTACACCCGGCAATGGGGCCGGGTAAAAACGTATGGTGGGCGACTCACTGAGAATGCAGTCCAAGCAACGGCTCGTGATGTCATGGTGTGTGGTATGGAGAACCTCGAAGCCCGGGACTACCGGATCGTGGGTACCGTACACGATGAGATCATTATGGAAGTGCCCGAGGGTTTCGGCTCTATTGGACGTGCAGCGGAATTGATGTGTTACCTACCGGACTGGGCCGATGGCCTGCCGGTCTCGGCTGACGGATTCCGCGCCAAGCGTTATAGGAAGGATGACTGATGGCCACCTATGGCAAACGAAAAGAAGATCGAGCGCGACGCATGCCGGATCGCCGCCCAGTCTGGGTGGAAGGTCAAGAAGATCGTTACTCCGGGCCGACGGGGGAGCTTCGACCGCCTGTTCATCAAGGACAGCAGGCATGTGTGGATCGAATTCAAAGATCCGGCCGGTACACCCAGCAAGCTCCAGCTGGCCGAATATGGGGATCTCATTGCCCATGGTGCGGAAGCTCACTTCTGTGACAACCTCGCGGACGCCAAGAAGATCCTCGGACTCGCTGCGTGACTACCAGCGCAGTGCCGTCGAGTTTGTAAAATTTCACGAGAGCTGCGCCCTGTGGATGGATATGGGGCTTGGCAAAACCATTATTGTATTGACCGCGATACTGGAGCTGATGCGCCTGTTCGAGGTCGACAAGATACTGGTGATCGCACCCCTGCGCGTCGCCAGAAAGACGTGGCTAGATGAAATAAAAACCTGGGCCCACACTCAGGGGCTTACCGTATCAATCATTGTAGGCACCGCTCAAGAGCGGAGGTCGGCTATCAAGCGTGACGCCGACATCTATTGCATAAACCGGGAGAACACCCAGTGGCTAGTCGATGAACATGTGCACGGCACCCAAGTAGTACAGCCGTGGAAATGGGACACTGTTGTTCTCGATGAAAGCAGTTCGTTTAAATCGCGAGCTGCGAAGCGTTGGCAGAAGCTGCGCAAGGTGCGGCAGCTGTTTACCCGGTGCATTGAATTGACCGGTACGCCGAGTCCTAACGGACTCATGGACCTATGGGCTCAGGTCTACCTCTTGGATAAAGGTCATCGACTCGGCAAGACTCTGACAGCCTTCCGTAATCGTTGGTTCGACCCTCCGGGTTACAACCAGTTTAAGTGGGAGCCGAAAGCGCACGCCGAACAAGAGATCATGGAGAAGGTCAACGACATCTGCCTTACCCTCCGAGAGGAGGACTATCTGGAACTCCCCGATGTGGTTCGCAATCACATTCCCGCGTACCTGACCGCCGAAGAACGGCATCAGTATGAGACGCTTGAGCGTCATTACGTGGTCGAGATTAACGACAAGGACATCACCGCAGTGAACGCCGGGGTACTGGCCGGTAAACTCCTGCAGCTGGCCAACGGTGCCGTGTATACGGTGGCCCCGGCCTGGGAAGAATTCCATCGGGGAAAGATTGAGGTACTGCTGGAAATCCTTGAGGATCTCAACGGTCCGGTCATGGTGTGCTACAACTTCAAGTCTGACCTTGCGCGGCTGAAAGTGGCTCTGACCAAGGCAAAGGTTAACTGGGATCTTCTCACCGACACCCACAGCGAGGACCGTTGGAATGCGGGGGAAATAAGGGTCTTGCTGCTCCACCCGGCGAGTGCAGGCCACGGACTCAATCTGCATCTCTCGGGCTCCGAAAACATCATCTGGTTCGGTCTCAATTGGAGTCTCGAACTCTACCAGCAGGCCAACGCCCGTCTCATCGGGGGCCACCGTAGGCAGAACCGCAATGTCGTCATTCACCATATCGTCACCGAGAATACCATAGACGAGGATGTCATCGCAGCTCTCGAATACAAGGAGAATGGTCAGGAAAGGCTACTTAACGCCATGCGCAAACGTGTGCTAAAATTTGCAAAATGACACACTTGGAGACAATAAATGGCAACACTTCCTTATTACGAGCTGGAGGAACTGGCTGCGCTGCTGGGTTACGCTAACGCCCGGGCAATTAAACGACGCATCAAGCAAGGCACGTTCGAGATCCCTACCTACCAACTGGCTGGCCGACGCGTGGCCAACGTATCCGTGGTGAAAAAGTTTTTCGCTGACCGGGACGCCCCGATAGCACCGGACCCTGGCATGGACACGAGTTTCCTCGATGACTGATAACTTTAAGTACGAGACCGAGGGCATCCACAACCTTCAGATGCCGCCACCCTCGGTCGGGGAATACCAGATCCTCGGTCATCTGTCTTTTCACTTTCCGAAGAAACCGAACTGGTTCCACCGCATGATGACCCGGCTGTTACTGGGCTGGGTCTGGATCGACCACGATGTGTGACTGGTTATTCTGGTCCGCCATGTCACTCATGGTGATCGGATTCCTGATACCCGGGCTGGGCGTTATCGGCGCCCAGCTCCTGTTACTCCGCTAATCTCCCAAGAAGTCGTCAACCTCGGCATCCAGTTTAGCTTGGATGTCGCTCCAGTCATCGAGGTCATCACCCGCTTCGAGCTTCTCAGCAATAGCCTTCATGTGCGCATCGACGTTCTTACCGGCGCCGTATAGATCGAGCACCTGATTGATGGTGTTACCGATCTCACTCTTACCCTGTAATGTGAATAGCGTACTCAGGCCGCGGAGTGCTAACATTGAAACAAGTACTGGATCCATGATTATTCCCTCGCTGCGTTAATGATGTCGATCAGCTCTGATATCGCAATAGCCGCATCACTGATTGCCTGATTGAGCACTGCCTCAGACTCGGCGGTTTGCGCAGCCGTGTAGGCTTGAGCTGCCGTGGCCAGCCTGTCGATGACTGGCTTCGTAGTACGCACCAGATTCTGCGCTTCTACCAGATCACCCCCGGCAAGCGTCCCTGCAGCCTTCATGTCGTTGGCCTCTTTCACCAGCGCATAGTAGTGTTCGGCGACGACCTTGGCATTCTGATCAATACCCTCGGCAGCTTCGTACGCACGCTGCGTACCCTGGCAGGCCGTCATTGCCAGCGCCAGGAATATCAGCAGACCAGCGAATAATACGAAGTTAAGCTGTTGCCGTTGAATAAGTTTCATACCGTACCACCTCCGTCGCCACTGCCAGTGGCCTTGTTAACCAAGCGCCGGGTACTGATCGCCTGATAATCTTTAAGGAAAGCGATCAAGGCGCCACCACCGATGGACACCCATGTCGCTGTCGAGATCGCACCAAACTCCAATGTGGGGTCATTGGTGAATAGCGTTACCAGACTCGACAAGAAAAGAATTAACGCTGCGATCAGCGCACCAATTGTTACGTTCATATCTTTCTCCTATGGTCTTCCAAATATTGCCCTCAGCCAGCGAATTAATTTACAGAGAAACCCGCAGGGGCTAACGGAGCAGGCTGAGGAACAGTAAAATTTACCGATTCTGAATCTGCCGATTCCACGCCTCCATTACCAACTGACCGCATAACACAAGTGTAATCACCGGGAATAAACTGACCGGCGGCGGACAGGTAAGTTGTGGTGTCAGGCGGCACTGTAAAGTCGACGACACTGGCACCGGCACAAATCACCCGGTATGACTCCAAGTCATTCGCGGCATCCAGTGGACTGCCATCTGTGAACTCGGTTGGCGGCTCCCAGGTGAAGCGCGGTTTGCCATCTTCAATAGCGCCCATTACTGGGACAGCTATAAGTAACAACATTGCTGTTAGTAGTCTCTTCATCAGTGCTCTCCTTCTAGTCTTTGGATTCGCTCATCGAGCGCGGTATCGTCGCGTTTGCTTTGGCCCTCAAGCGCAGAAGCTCGTTTCTGCAGCTTGGAGATCGCGGCGTTCAGTGAATCGAGTGATTGTTTTAACTCAGGCGGCAGCTCCTCTGGGACCACGGTCTCGCCGGGGGCAATGGGTGGTGGCCCACCATTAAGTCGCTCAATGACTTTCGGTGCCTGATACCCGGCCACCCCGCCAATGGTTAGCAGCGGAATGATCTTGAGCAGCAGCGGTGCGTGGGGTATGAGCATTTTCGTCCAGTCAAATGCCCGGACCTGCCTGATCTCGGAATCTTCTAATTCCTGCCAGCCTTCCGCTCTACGGTCTTTTCCGGTTCGGGATCTCATTAGTCATCCAGCACAATCAGTGCTCCTCCTTGTATGATAATCTCATCAGTGTCCTCATCTGGCACGATACTCAGATTGAACATGACATTGGTATCTTCAGGCCGGTAGGCTGCACCGATACACATCTCCAGCTCACCGTCATAGTACGCGGCCTGGGGAGAGATCTGCCACTTACCCTGCTTGCCCCAGTAGAACGAGTGATCGCAGGCTGAGCCCTTGGCTACCAGTTCCGCGATGTCGCTGTCACTCAGGATCCGGGTCTCGACAATCTCGATCACCTCGGTAGTGTTATCGATGTTTACCGTGACGTCGTGGCCATGCCAGTGATGTGCCTGAGCGACACTGAAAAGAACTGTCTGTATAGACACCAACATGCATAGAAAAACCAGATTTTTAATCATTCCCACTTCCCTCCTATAAGATTCCAAATAGCCAACGAAGCAACCACCACACCGCCAGTCCAAATAATAAACCGGCCAACAATGCGACCAGACCGTGAGAGAGCAGCGACGTCTTGCCATGTGTCGATGATTGGCTCCAGCTTTGCTTCAAGCTGATCCAGTCTTTTGATGATATGGGCGTGAGTAACTTCAGTGTCCGCGTCATCTGGTAAAGGAGTGATGTCATAATCCACTACTCACCACCCATATTAGAGAACCAGTTTTCCTCGTACTCTTCCACTGTGCCAGCACCCAGGTGGGTGTTGTAGTATTCCTTCCAGTATGCCGCCATTCCGGGTACGTCACCCACAGCAGGCAGTGCCTCGGGTACCCGGCGATAGTGGATCCGGCACATGGCCGCGGCGTACCACAAATTACCGATTAGTTCATTGGTCGAGGGATGGTCGGCCGTAGTTGGCGCGGCAAGTGATTTTACGCGCTCGGCCAGCTCCGGATGGTAAGCCAGATAGTTCTTCCAGATGTCCTCATGCGTAGCAGGCTCCATCTGAAAGACACCCAGCGCCGGACCACTGCCCAGTTGTTTGATGTACTGCAGCCTGGATTCCTGTAAGGCGGTACCCAGTACAAGCTCCTCCGCGGCCGGAGTGCAGAGATCGATCACGGTTAGAGCTGGCTTTATTATGAGGTCTTTGAATTGTGGTATTGAAATCATGGTTTAACCCCCGGTGGCAGTGGTAAGGGCTCGCCTGTTTGCGGTGGATCCAGCCATGTCATCGCTTTCCGTATCCGCAAATTGAGCCGCGGATCCAACAGTGAACCGCCGTAAGTATTGACATTAGTGCGCCATCTTGCCATTGCGGCTTGCTCTAATGTCTCTGGTGTGATTTGCATCTCTGGGTATGTATTAGCAAAGGTTACAAAAGCTAATTCAGCCTCTTTCTTTTCAGCCGGAGTGCCGTATTGCGCTGTGATAAAATACCGGTCTTTCAATACTTTGTATCGTTTCAGAATAGCCTGTTCCATGTTCTTAAAGCCCCGGTTCTGTTCATACCGTAGCGTTAACTCGGTGGGTGCCAGACCCGCGGCCTGCATAAACAGATCCCTAGTGGTGAACTCGTCGGGCAACATAATAGGCTCACGACTGTAAGTCAGTGCACCCTCGGCGTTATAGCGGTAAGCACGCATCGCATCGCGCGCAAACTTCGGTGCGATTCGTTCGATACCACGCCACACCGCGAAGGGTTTATTAGGCTCTGACCAGTCCAACGCGGCCATAGCAGGTGCGCCAATCAAAAGACTGGGTACCGGACCTGCAGCCTCTTCGAGAATATGCGCATACAACTCTGCCCCTTCCAGCGGTTTGTATGACTCACGGCCCAGACCAAGGTAGTTCAATGATATCCGGCTTGACATAGTGCCGCCTGTAAACGCGTCCCAGCCGCCATCCATAAGCGCGACGATCTGGCCTTCACTCCATCCGAGATCTTCTTTCAGATATACCCTGAATTGTTGGCCTGCATTGAACGGCTCGTCCTCATCGCCCCAGACGGCATCGAGTATTGATTCGACCACCCAGGCAAAGGGTATCGACGACACGCCACCCAACAACCCGGTCATCATCAGAATCCCGGTGAGCTTGCGCCGTGCCTCCTGTCGTGCCTCCTTGGGCAGTCCTTCCTGTGCAAAGAACCCATCCTTAGTGGCGCGCGCCAATTGGTACGTGGAATGGATGCCGTAGTTCTTAAACAACAGCATGACTTTCATGAATTCCTTCTGCATGATCGGGGGTCGATTACTGGCTGAGTAGTCATAGTGACTGCGGTCATTCAGGTCCGCGGCATCCCACAACGCATCATTATGTGATAGGCCACGCGCCCGGGCGAGATCGTATGCCGCCATGAAGGTAACCTGCCGGTTAGCCTGCTCTGTGTGGTGAAAAAGATACGACACCACGGTCATAACATTCTTGCGGATCCCGTACTGAGAACCATCCATTTCAATCAGATCCGCGAGATCGTGTGACATGGTCTTGGACAGTATCCCAGTTTGTTCGGCCCACTCGTAGGCTTTCAGGCGGTCGTCACGCAACTTGTTCTTATAGCCACCAATACGGGTAGTAAAGTACTCGCCAATGGCCCTACCGAAAGCCACAGTTGTTTTCACGCTACCATTGCCTTTCCGGGCAGCAACTGTGGGCATAGCGAACATCGGGGTCTGAAACAGGTTCAATATAGCTGCACCCGGGGTGACACCCAGTAACCATGCAAATCCGAAACTGGTCGCCATATTTGCTAACTGACCTGAAGGTGGGTCCATAGCCAGTTTGTGACGTGTCAGCATCTCATTGTATATCGGCATCGCCCAGGCCGAGTGTGCATCTTCTCGTTGTTCTGCTGCCTGTGCCTGCTCAAACAAGCGTGTCATTGCGGCTTCAAGCCGGGGCTGTGTTTCCATCCGGGCGATCTGGGTAGCGCCATGAAACATGTTCGCAGCGTACGAGCGCAGGATATCCGCGCTGAACCCGATGCGCCCTTTACGATGGATAAAGTGCTTGCGCATGGACAGCTCGGGCAGCGACTTTAGATACAGCTGATACATCTCGTCGGCAATCGCGTCACCGCCCTCGATGTTATCGGTTAGTTTCTTCACCCGGGCAACCAGATCCGGATCCAACTGGCGCACCATCTTGAGATCTTCTTTGACCTTTTTACCTGTCTGTACTTCAAACCCGGCTTTACGCATAGCCGCTTTCCAGTCATTAGCCTGGGACTGCGTTTCGAATTTACTGAATGAATAGACCTCGCCATCTTCGTTCCGGGCAACACCCCAGAAGTCACCCCAGCGATCCAGTGGGAAGTATGGACCCTGTACCCGGCCAGCCTCGAACAGCTTGCGCATCTCCAGTTTCATTTTGGTCTTGGCTTTACCGTCTGCCTCGGCCATGTCGATACGCGCCATGATGGCGTTCTCCTGCTGCTTGCGCAGGTGGGCGTACTGGTCACGTACCTCCTTGTATAACTCCCGGCCCGTCTCATCGAGCTGGTTGTCATAATAATCCTTCATGATCTTGTACTCGGCGCGACGCAAGGTATCAGCCTTCTTGTCCGCCTCGGTCATGTTCTCGCGCTTCTTAATACTCTTGTAGGGTATCGATGGATCCGCTCCGGTAATCGTGGAGTAGTGCATCAACTCACCGAGTTTGGCATGGGCTTCTCTGTGCTTGGCTTTATGCCAGAACATCTTTTTGCCCGTCTCGCCATAGCGTTCGGTCAGCTCGTTCTTGCGTCCGTCCATGGCCCGGATCTCGTGATTGTAGGTAGTGATGGCATCCATCCGGTTATCCGGCATGAAGTCTGCGAGATAGTTACGATGGATCGCCATCAGATTACCCGCAATAGCCGGGGTGCCCAGGTTGGTCACCCGGTCCTTGACGATCTTCGAAGCAGAGGGCGCTGTTTGTGCTTGCTGTTCTACTGTAGCCGCATACTTGAATAACTGGGATTGTGGTATGTTGGGGTAATCATCAACGAATTCCTCGGGGCCGTCCTCAATGCTTAATCGAATATCGCCGGGATCCACGTAGGCCGTATCGGTGACCGCTGCCAGCTGTAAGTCGGAAGCCTCGCCGTAGTCAGCAAACATCTGACCCTCGCCCATGTACACATTGAAGTTATCCGGATCCCAGGCCATAAACACGACATCAGGCTCACCGTCGTTATAGTCCTTGAAGTCTTCTTTGTTCCAGCCTTCTGGTTTTTGCGTCTCGTCCCACGGAATACGAGACACCACTCTGAAGCCCGTCATTCCATAAAAATGCGGCAGGATCGTATCGAAGGCATCAAGACGCCGACCACCCTGGCTGGTGGCTAGCAGCATCATTGAGTGAACGACACCCGGCATATCGGCATCCGGATGTTTGAACACCGAGACAATGTCATCGCCCATCAGGGCAAAGCCAGCCTTACCGTCCTCGGTCAGGAATAACCGGGCGTTCTCGTATTCTTCTTGCGGGTATACATAAACCGAGGCGCCAGATTGGTTGGCCTTGGCGGCAGCGGTTATTGCGTTGGTGAACTCCTGCGCGGATGCGATGGCATCTTCATCGGTACTGAGTTCTTGCATGACTGGAGCGGAATTGCCGGTCCGCTCCAGTAGGTTTTTGACAGTTTTATCGGGTTTGAAAGTCTGCTGTACAGGCGCAGATCCTACCAGTCGTTGAGCCCCCTTTGGTACTGCTCCTCCGTAGGTGGTTCGGCCGGACCGCCGGATCTCTGAGAGGGCTGTGTGGGTGAGATCGAACTTTCTTTCCTTCGCGGTGAGTCCTTCTTTGAGAGCTGTGAAACTGTCGGTACGTCGGGGCTGAACGCCTCCTGCAGATCGTCCGGTCTGTCTTCGAAGGATCCCTCGAATTGTGGCTGGATCAACTCCTTGTCGCTCGGCAATTCGGGCGTACTCTTGTTCGTAGTCTGTCGGGGCTGCTTTGGCATCACCTACTCCGTATTTAGCGTATAACTCTTTTTCCGGAAACCAGACCAGCGCCTGCAAGGTCGCTGTGTCCACATCCGTGCCGCGCTGCTCCAGTATGGAACGAGCTTCTGCGACAACCTCACGTATCCAGTTACGCTGGACTGCACCCGTTGGTGCACCGATGGTATCGTTGATACCAACGTCCAGATTCTTTGCTGCCATGTTCCATTCGGTCTTGTCCTTGAAGTCACCCTTGGCGTACTCCTTATGCAGACGAGCAGCAACATCCAGCAATGATTCCTCATTCGCGAGATTACTTATAGTATAGCCCAATTCTGTTAGTTTTTCCTTCCCTTTTTTAGTCTTGAAAGCCTTACGCAGCCTGTCTTTCCGGCCCTCGTTGGCCGTCGAATTGGGATCCTGCATCAACTTGCCGACCATACGGCCCCAGGTCCGCATAAACCAGCGATCCGTGGTCAGTGGATTAAAATTACCAATCAGGTTCTGGTAGAAGCCTGCACCGATCTTGGGACCAAACACACCGCTGCCGTGTGTCCTGAAGTCAGTACCTTCCCCGGCCAGAATCGAACCGAAACCCAGGTCCATCAGTTCGCGCTTGGTGTACTCTGTGGCCAGGAACTGCCGGGTGCCTGCTATGCCCCGGGCCTTGATCAGGTTGTTGAGTACCTGAAAGGCTTTTTTCATTTGCTGGCTTTCCTTGCCAACACCAAAGTCAGGGAATTCCTTGAACCCGGATTCCTTAAAAGCCGCATACTGAATCTCGGCGTTCTCGGCATTGGCGCCAACTGGCTGACCGTTCGAGGTAATGGCAAGTCCGGCCAGAAACATCGACAATTTGTCGGCATCTGTTTTCAGTTCAGGGTGAATCTCAGAGATCAGGGCCACCGCGTTACGCATCTTGTCGCTATACCAATGTCCAGCGTGACCCGTTGCTTCGAGCGCGGCCTCGACCTCGTCGGCAAAGTTTGTTGCCAGAATGGCCTTGTTCTCTTCGGTCATCTCCTCCAGATTAGAATCAACGCCAAGCGCACGCTCCTGCAGTGCAGTCGCGACATCTTTCATGGTGATCTGACCGTCGGCACCAGTTGCCCTGACCGTCAATCTCTCACGATCACTGAGCAACCTGCGAATATTGAGGCGGTTGGCAATGCGTTTGATCCGGCTGCTATCGGCGGCAAACCGGACCACCCCTGCACCGGGTGCTATGCCCCCTTGTGCCTCGATCTGAGTGACGATATCGGTGCGTTCATCAGCGAGCGAACCGAGGTACTCATCGATAGCTTGCGTACCGGCCTGGGCAGCAGGCACGCCGTCAGCCCGGAGATCGTCATAGATCTCACGGATTGCGTCAGCATCGCCACTGTTCAGCGCCTTACCGGCTTTGCGGATACAGGTAGCCAGTGTCGGCATTAGTGTCTCCTCTTACTTATGGCCATTATGATACTGATGATCTCGTCATCTTCTCGTGTCAGCAATGCGTCCAGTGACGTATCGAGCGTTCTCCTTCTTCTACCCTTCGAACTGTCGCCGCCATCTCGCCGAATGATGACATCGACTATACCTACATAACCCTTTGTTCCGATTGCGATATCATCCGGGCAGTGCTGCACTCCGTCAAAACAGACATATCCTTTTGTCGCAATTGAAAGCGGATCGAGTGTCATGATCTCGTCAAGGTAGTTACGCCAGCCGCTTTAATTACATCCTTCTGGATCTGGTCCACGTTCTCATCATAGTCCGCCCCAACGATTACCTCGGTAATCGTCTTCGGGTTGGCGGGATCCAGTCCCTCGTTCTGCCAAACCTCGGCCGCGAAGTTATCGCCACAGCCGGACTGGTACCGAATCCCCGGGGGAACCTGGGTCACCGCTGTCGGATCCCCGTCCGCCCGGGCCACGTACTCGATACCTTCGACAGCCGGTGTGTAGCGGAACTGGAAGTTGCCATCACCCACCTCGGTCATCGCTGCATCAGTGACAACCAGTGCCCCGGTATCGGATCGCCGGATCCGGATCGTCGGTACGTTAGCTGGACCCACAAGCGGCACGCCAATCGAGGCTTCCCAGTAAGCACAAAATAGTAGATCCATTATGCAATCCTCCAAAGTTGTAATCTGATGTTTTTGTAGTAGGCACTGTCTTGTCCTTCTGCGTCGAAGTCAAAGTCATGGACACCACTAAGCGATAAGTTTGCACTGCCTGAAAATGCAGACCAGAATAACCCGCTGTCTCTGCCGCCTTCATTTTTACCTTCGACCTGCATCAGCGTGGTCGAGTTATCAAGCTGCAATCGGTGTGCGTAATCCTTGTTATCGTCTGCACCAAAATCGGCTGACCATGTCACGTAATAGTCACCAGCCGGTAGGGATGGGGTCGTGAATCGCTCGATCAGCGCGTAGCTGCCAGATGAAGTTGACTGCTGGCCTAGTGCCTCGAACTCATTGTACTCGCTTCCGAAAACGCCACCACCACCAGCATCTTCCCAAGCGTAGTCGTAGTCACTGGCAGACTGCTTGGTCAGCACCTGATCGATGGCACCACCAGCTGGAGCGCCTGCATTGGCTGTTGGTAACGCGCCAGTCACATCAGTGGTCAGGTCGATCAGGTTCCGTGTGATCACCTGTCCGACAATCGTGATGTAGTCTGGCGTTCCGGCCAGGGTCACGTCAGTCGAGTTATCGGTACCCGCTACATCGACGTTTAACGTACCGCGTGCCGTGGCCGCATCGGCATCATCGACCAGGGTCGCGCCAAAGGCACTGATTGTAGTGTTAGCCGGTAGGCTTAAAGTCGCCGCGTCATTATCAAGATCACTGACCTGTGACACCGTGACACTGAGTGCTGCTTGATGTTGCGTTACCGCGCTTTGCGGGACATTGGCATCGAGCAGCGTACCGACTTGAATATCGTCGGCATTAACCACGATTGTGCCATCGGCATTGGCGACGACATTGAATGTCCGATCCGCCGAGAGATTGCCACCACCGGTTAAACCCGCACCGGCAGTCAGTAAGCGCGTACTCGGCACCTCATCGATCCAAGTCGTGCCGTTGTAATGCTCGATCAGTTGTACGTCCGTGTTGTAAAGCGTCAAGGCGGTTGCCGGTGCTGCGATGGCATCCCGCTCAACCGTGGTCATGCGCGGTAGCAACATGCCTTGCGTGGTTGAGGTAAGCGTGAGTATTGACGATGCGACTTGACCGCCGCCAATTGCCACAGCGCCAGCGTCATTAATCAGGACTGAGCTGTCCTGCAGCAGGTCGCCGGTCACCCCGTCATAACGTGCAATTGCCTCGTCGGTTGACGCAACGGGGCCGTCGAGTGGTGTCACCCACTGAGTGTTATAGTCGGTGGCGTCAATTTTGGCGAGGTGCTGGCCTGCCGCTCCTCCAACGGGTACACCCTGGCCATCGTTGCCGGGTGGACCTTGTGGCCCTTGTGCCCCGGTTGCACCTGCTACACCTGTTAGTACACTATCGTCTGCCATTATGCTGTGAACTCCGTAATTTGACAAAAAGAGACATTGCGAAAGGCTGGTGCCGCCGTCCCGAATGGTGTCGCATCACCGTCGAGCTGGTTGATATACAGCGTGTAACCACCACTTGTCTCAACGCCTGCGCGAACTTCGTAAGTATGCGGCCCCACAGTTCCCGGCGTGTCCCACACCTCAATCTGTAGGTAGTCACCAACATCTTTCTCAGCAATCTGATCTGCGGCGATACCAATGATTGTGCCATCGCGCACGATCATCAGTCGCGCACCCCTGTTATTAGCACTCATATCGTAAGACACACGCGCCTCGATCTTGACGCGGTTAGCGGCATCTTGCAGCGTGGTCATCATCGAGCTAAGTAGTAACCCATCTGTTGCGCTGACATTCGTATCTTCATCGATCTTCAATGTGGTGCTGTCGATCTGATCAATCGGATCGACCATAACCTTGACCAGAATATTCGGCACCACTTCTTCGCCGGAAGAGCCACGCCGGATCCGGATAATTCCCTCAGTTGGACTAAGCGCATACAGGATCGGTTTGCTGACATCGGGAAAAACAGGATCGGTTGTCTGAATCCCACCGGCTACGGTTGGCGATAGAAAATACACGTTGTCAGGGGTCAAACCGGAAAAGACATTCACGCGGCCACTCAGAGAGACAGTGAACTCATCCGCATCTGGAACCTCGGTCACAACACCCAGTGCTTCAGAGTTTTCAGGCAAATCAGCCTGTGCCTTTAGCCACGCCCCTGATTCATACCGCAACACGTCACCCACCACAAAACCATGTGCGACCTGATCGACTTCTTCTTTTACCGCATTTTCATCGTCCGGCGGTGTACCGTTATGCGCAAGCACTACAGCATCGGCGGCTGCTTGCTCGGCACCCGTCAGTGGGTTAGGGAAATAAAGTAGTATGTCGAGATCGACCTCAAGCGTTGCGCCAGCTGTATCGACATTGTTAACCTGATTGCCTGCTAACGCGGGGTCGGCACGCAGCTCATCGACTAACAGCGGCGAGTAGAGTGTATTTCCTGGCGTCCAGTCCGAGGGAAGTGTCGTGTCGTAAACTCGTGGTTGACCGTTTCCTGTTGGCATTATGCTACCCTAAAAATTGAAAATTGCTTTCGACGAATATACGCCGTGGTATCGGCCCGGTATTGAAAAGCCAGTGTATGCGCGGCATTGGTTAGTGTCACAATCCGATGACCAGCGAATGCCGTCCATGCAATACCGTCGGCTTCTTCTCCTTCCTTGATTCGCCATTCTATGTTGGCGATCTCCGTGCCATCGAGCGTGATCCGGTGAGAAGCACTCTTATCGGTATCTTCACCGGCATCACAAAACCACTGGATCATGTAATCGCCAGCCGGTACGACCGCCGTGGTAAACGAGAATGGCGTGATATAGGTACCACTGGTCGTGGACTGCTGGCCGTCGCTATATGATTCCTCGAATTCGCTACCGAATATAGCAGCACCCATCGGATCAGCCCACGTACCATCGGCCCTGAGAAAGTTTACAGTGCCGCCGCCACTGGCCGGGGTAAAGCCATTGGTCGCTGCGTCGAAGACAGTGTGCAATGCACCGTTGCCGCGGTTACCGTGCTGTGCATCCGTGGCCAGCACACCAACTTGGATATCGTCGGCGTTAACCGTAATACTGCCGTCCGCGTTAGCCCCTACGTCAAACGTACGGTCCGCGGTCAGATCCCCGCCGCCGGTTAGGCCAGCGCCTGCTATAAGATCACGCGTATCTGGAGGTACCCCAAGCGTGGCTCGTGCTGTGGCGGCGTCCGGATCGTCGACCAGTGATGCACCAAAGGCGCTGATGGTTGTATTGGCTGGGAGCGAGAATGTCTCCAGATCGGTATCAAGTGCACCGACATCGAGACCGTCTATCGTTCCGGGTGTAGTGAGGTTGCCGGAATCATCGATAAGAACGAGTGAATTCTGGATGAGCTTACCGGTTGTGCCGTCGTAACGTGCAATCGCGTTATCGGTTGCACTCGCTGGGCCTTGAACGTCCGCTGTACTGACGTTCGGGATCCGGGTCCAGTTACCTGCGAATGTCGTCGTACTCGGATTGTCGATAACCGCGACCAGCAGATCACCTACGGCAAAGGGCTCACCGTCGACAGTCCCGGCAACAGTGGTGTTATACCAGTCGCCCTGATTAGTACCTGCACCACCGGGGAACGTACCGGCGCTCGCATCGAACGTACCGCTGTATTCGCCAAAGGCAGGTGGTGTCGCCCAGGTTCCGTCAGCACGCAGGAACGCACTGGTACCGCCGGGAGAGGTAGGAGCGAAGCCAGCGGCACCGGTTGTAAACACCGCATGCAATAACCCACCGCCCAGATTGCCATGCTGCGCATCGTTGGCCAGCACACCAACCTGAATATCGTTAGCGTTGACGACGATACTGCCATCCGCATTAGCGACAACGTCAAAGGTTCGATCCGCGGTAAGATCGCCACCACCCGTCAGACCGGCGCCAGCAGTCAGTGTCCGCGTTGGTGGGACCGCTGACGCCTCCTGGCTCAGTGGTTTCAGGCTGATGGTTTTGCTGTTCACCTAGTAATCTCCTTGACCTTGCTGATCAACCCGTTATTACCCCGGACAATGTCATACTCGCGTAGTCTGGTGTCGGATTCTGGTTTAACCACAATCTCCTGATTACCCTGCTCAACCCTGACATCAATATCCTTATTGGCAAAGGCGTCCATTGCTGCCGTCATTCTAGTCACGGCATCTACTACTGCCATCAGGTGACCACGCTGCGCGTCGTCCTGCGAGGCCATGAAAGTCGAGATCATCGAGTTACTGGACTCGATGGCATCCCTCAATGCCTTTTGCACGCTATCCTGATTCTCGTTGTACATCGCATCCATACTGCGATGCAGCTGGTCGTGATCTCGCTGGTATTGTGATGACTGGTTAGCCATGGCCTCGATCTGGGTTAATCGACTCCCGATGGCTTTCAGATCACTGACAACGGCTTGCTGTTCTTTCCGGATCTCGTATATGTCATCCAGTGCCGCCAGTGCCTGCTGCAGCTGCCCACCGATATCGGTCAGCTCCATTGGTTGCCGAGCGGCAGGCTGCGCACCGTCGTTTATTTGTGATGCTGATACTCGTTTCATGCTTGACACTCCCTCAATTGTTGAATAACGCCCTGCCGCTTTTCAAGCTGTCGCAGTGCCACATCGGCTTGTTCCTCGACTTCAATGACTTCGCCAGTCTCAGCCACCTCGACCTGGGACACCACATTGATACGAGCCAGTGGTACTGTTTTGCGCAGTTCGCGTCGCGCATCGGCCAATATAGCGGTGATGTCATCGTTTGTATATTCCAGCTCTAAACCCACCGACCGAAGCATATTGCGTATCTTGGAAACGATTTGCTGGACAACCGATTGTTGTGGATCTGTTTCAGCCAAATGCGCAATATGCTCTTCGGCCATCTCACGCTGGCCTTCCGGGGTGGTGAGATCGATGTTCGCGTATGCGCGTGAGCGTGCACGCATGGCCTCGATCTCCGAGTTGAGCATCCCGGCGTATACCTTATCGAGAAGCTGGTTCAACTCGTCCTCATTCTTGTACAGCACCCGGAGCCCGTGATGCGCGACACCTTCGTGCAGCATCGTACGGACCACGTCCTCTGTACTCTCGTGATTGTTGGCAAAGATATAGAGCTTTCCGTTGTAATAAACACCTTTTGCCCTTCCTGCTCCCCGAGCCCGGATAGCGCGCTGCAGTTCTTCAGGGACTGATGCGTCAAACGGCGTATTGGTGACCGTTGCATTGATCCGGGGCATTTCAGCAGTTAGTTGTTTGACGGCCTGTTTCGCTTCCTTGGCCTGTACTACCCGAACCTCTTCTCGGCCAGCAATCCATTCCTGTACCGCCGGATCCTCGACCGCCTCGACCTTGCCTTCTTGAATAGCATTGTATATCGCTCGGGCCTCGACCCGGTCGTAACGATCAGCCAGGAAAGTCATTAGCGATGACTTCTCGCCACGAGACATTCCGGCGAAATCATAAGCTCGGCCATAAGGCGCGGCTTCAGTAGTAACAGGCTCACCCTCTTCTGCCCGGTATCGAATAACCGGCTTACGGCGTCGGCCTTGACGGCGTGCAGCCTCCGCGGCTACCTGTCGGAACTCTTCCTCGTTGGTGAGCGGTATCGCCTCAGCCTCTTCCCGCATCCTCGGACTGACGGGTTGTGTCTGATCACCGCGCTCAAGCCACCCTGTGAACTGCTCCTTGGTCATCGGGGTAACCGGGCCCACCTGCCACCCCTTGCTGTAATTGCGCTTGTACGCACGCATAGCGGCCATCTGGTTGGGGTACCCAATCATGACCTTGTGTTCATCAAAGGCGCCCGTTTCCTGATTGACCTGATCGACAACGAAGACCATGTCACTGGCGAGATCATCACCGATGAAAGCATCGAGCTGCTCGGTCGGACCCTCGGCACTCTCCGTACCCCGGATATAGCCATAGTGGTCCTTCATCTCCCGGGTCCATGGCTTACCTGTGGTGGCGTCTACACCTTCACGTACGGATCCGGCAGGATTCTCAATAGCGACCGTAGCACCCGGCAATCCGGTATCGGTCGGCTTCAGCTCACCTTTCTCGTACTGGCCAGTCTCTAACTGGGCCTGAGTCGGCATAGGTTTATCGTTGAGCGGCGATGTCGCTGCCTCGTTAGCCTTGGCATCGACTATGGCTTTGGTCTCTTCAGCGGGGCGCTCACCGGGCAGGGCAGGTTCTTCGGCAACAAATGGTCGCTCAATCCGGCCCTCGGCTTCGGCTTCGGCCCGTCTTGCCGCGCGCTCCTCTTCACGGACAGCGACCTCGGACGGTGGCAGTACTTCACCTTCCGGCGTAACCCGTGCTGCCGGGGGCGGCAATGCCGGAGTCGGCGCGACCTCTTCGACCGCGACCTCTTCGACCGTGGGTGTAGGTTCTTTCCTGGCCCTGGCCGCAGCCTTCATGCGTTCCAGTCCTTCCCTGACCTCGGGCTCGATGGCCTCGCCGATAGTCGTCGGCGCGACTTCCTGTGCCTCGACCGCCTCGGCTACCGCCTCTTCCCGTTCGGTCTCCTGCATGGCGCGCTGTACTTCGGCTTCCTGTATCTCGGCTTCTCGCTGAACTGCAGCCTCTTCCTCGGCACGCGTAAACGCCAGTTCCTTGGCCGCGGCGACCTCTTCAGCTACTGCAGCAGCGACAGCCTCTGCTTTCTGTTCGAAGGGCACGCGTGCAATATTTGCCTCAGCCTGTATGACCTCGGCCAGTGGGCTCTCGGCAGTCGGCCGTGCCGCGCGCAGCTCCTGTGCTGCCTGCAATCTTTCTTTAAGCGTACCCTGCTGCGCGAAAGCCCACGGTCCCTGTTCTGCCATGACCGCGGATGCGGCCTCGGTTTGATCCAGTGCGTCACCACCCGCTGCCTCTGCTGCAGCCCGGGCCTCTTCCATCTGCTGTTCGAGCGTGGGCTCGGCTCCAGTTGCAGCACGCGCTTGCATGGCACGCCGACGGCCGGTAAACAAGGATCCGATGAACTCGACAATCGCACCAGTCGTGAAACCGACTGCGCCAGCCTCACCGGTACCAGTCCACAATTGCCGCTCGGGATCGTAGAGATCTGCTGCCACCATGTTCTCCATGATGGTCTGGAATCCCTCCTGTATACCCTCTTCAGTACCTTGAATCATCATGCGCTTGAGCGTGTCCTTAATCACACCCCCAGTCATTTTGTCAGCACGATTAAAGAACGTGGCAATCGGCACAGCCTCAGACGCACCAGCCAGGGTTGTCTCGGTGGCGTACATCGCATCAAAAGCGACATCGATATCCGCGCCACCGCGAAGCGCGTTTTCGAAAGCGAATGATTGTTGAACCGTGATACCGAGACCAGCCGTCGGTACGGCCTGTACCGCCATGGCGCCTGCTCGGCCCCTACGCGTTGCCAGATCCAGTGGTAAGCGACTGGTAACCGCCGCGGTGGGGCGTCGGGTTGTCGCGAACACACCCATATACCCTACTACCGAACCGAGTCCACTGGGGATCTTGCTGGCCCACCACTCATCCTGATACTCGGGGTTAGCCGGAAAAGTATCGCGCACCATCTGATCGAATGCCTCACCGGCTCGATACAGCGGTCGGTCGATTGTCTTACGCAGCTCATCGAGATACTCGGCCCGGGCACGTCTCCGGTTAAAAGCTAATGCCTCACCTTTGTTCTCCGGCCCTTCGATGTACATATCGAGTAACGGTGCCGTGAAGAGATTTGCCTTGGTACCGTACTTCTGCATACCGAGGGAGATGTGTTTGACTCTTGCATCGAATCGCTCAGGACTATCCGGCATAGCATCGATACGGTCCATTTCATCCATCCAGCCCAGTAACTCGGTATCAGGGGCAAACCACAGTTGCACCGCTTTCGGTACAGCCGATAACAGCTGTCCCGCGCTCTGAGTAAAATTACCCAGTGCTGTCCACATACGTCCGATATCAGCATTCTCACCGGGCGGCGGCAGGTTAATCGGGTTAACCGCGGTTGTCTCTATTGGCCCCGCAAAAGCAGCAGGATCCTCTGGATCGAGTCCAGACCACAGCATGAGCTGTTCATCGGTAGGCTCGACACCGCTTTCCGGATCCCATGGCTCGATTGTGATAGGTGGCTCTGGCTCGGGTAACGGCGCAGCAGGCTCAAGTTCAGGTGCAACAGGCTCGATACCCAGAATACGTGCTTCCCGCTCCTCGGGTGTGATACCCGTGATACCGGGTGTCTGTCGTAGCAGCTCCTCGCGCGTGGGTTCGCGCGCGGGTAGGGGTTCTTCGGGTGCCGTCTCTTGATAACCAGACCAAGCCCTTAACTCCTCGTCCGTAGGCTCGCGTCCACTCTCAGGCGTCCATGGCTCCGGTTCGGGTGGAGGTTGAGGTTGAGGGGCTACCTCTCCCGGTGGTGCCGTGTAAGGCGCGGTGATCTCTTCAGGTTCCGGCGCTCCGGCTCCCATCTGTTGGGTTGACCATCTCCACAACTCCTCGTCCGTAGGCTCGCGTCCACTCTCGGGCGTCCACGGTGCGCGCACCGTCATCCCGGGTAGATTTAAAACGTCCTCTGGTCGAGTTGCCATTCAATCACTGTGCCGCTGGTTGAGTTGTTGTGGTTGCGCCTTTTTCCGTTATTTTACGAGCCTGACCTCTACGTTTAGAAGCAAAATACTCTGGTGGCAGGTATCCATAAATTCCTAAATACTGAAACATTCGTTCATTTTCGATCTCTGGGGTTGGCGCTGGCTTCAACAACCACGCTTTAGATACCTCACCGGCTCTAACCTGATCCGTCGTTGGCGATTCAAATCCAAACGGTACATATATTACGACAGACTTGTTATCAACTCGCGTGGCTTCTTGGGTGTAAGTTGTTTGAGTTACATTGTCTGTGATCGAAGATTTTGCTGGCGTTTTCCTGATACCACCCCCGGGCAGAAAATCAGTGGACTCCTTAGTCATACCAGTAGTAAAGCGATCTTCTTTCTCTGTGATACGCATCGTTTCCCGGGCTGTTTGTGCAGTTTGCCGCATCTCCTCGATCTGCACCTCATGCGCTTGTTGAGCAACATCTCTCGCCTCTGTTGCTTCAATTCTTGTCTGAAGCTGCTCGGACTGGGATTTAAGTTGTTGTTGAAGCCGATCTTCAGCAGCAGCAGCGTCCAATGCCCGTTGTTCCTGGGCTGCTTTATCGCGCTGACGCTGCATCTGGTATTGTCGAGCATCTGCCGCCATGCGTTCCTGCTCATCCAGTTCACGCTTGGCTATACCGGAAAGACCCTTACCGGCTCCGGCGATAGCGCCATATATAGCTAGTTTGCCCATCAGGCTGCACCTCCTCCTGCCGGGGGCATTCCACCTGTCGGTGGTGCACCTGCCGGAGGCATTGGTACCGCTGGGCCTTGTGCCGCTGATGTGGGCGGTACTGGCTGAGCTGCCGCTGCCGCTGCGTCTCCACCCGGCTGCGCCTCACCGAGAAAGCCATAATGTGCTTTCGACATTTGCGGTAATTGATCGGAGTATTCAGTTTGCAATTGTTCTACTTGCTGGGCGTCCATACCAAACATCGCCATGACGGCCTCCCAGGTTGCACCCAGGATTGCCTCCGATGTCGGCATGTCGAGTTCGTTACCAAATCGATTCTCGGCCAGCTCGATCACAGAATCTACTGCATCGATAGTGATTTGCGGAATAACGATCTCGTCCATATCAACCTTGTCATCGAGATTCTGAATCACCAGCGCCGTTGCTTTGGTTATCGTACTGACTGGATCGTTCCGATCCAGCTGTGTAATGATATCGTCAGCAATTGCATCCTCTTCAAATAGCACCCTATCCAGTGCACTCCTGACGCGTTCATACTCAGCGTCTTCTTCCGGAGAGGCTGCTTCTTCAGGAATATCAATGCCTTCTGCCTGATAACCCTGTGCCCCGGGTCGAGACACATGTTGACCGGGTATATCTGAATCAGGGGGTAAGGTTGGCGGTTCCGCGGACTGTCCTAACGGACCTCCTGCTGGAGGTGGTCCGGCCGGTACCGGTCCGCCTGCACCCACACCCGGACTACCCGGGGGTTGTGCCGGACCACCAGCTGCAGGAGCACCGGGAGGTGCGCCTGCCCCTGGCGGAGGTACTGCTTGTGCTGCTTGTGCTGCGCGTGTCAGCGCGCCTTGACCGTTTGCCATGCTAGTCTCCTACCCCGCTGGGGCTGGTTCACCGGGCATCGCGCCCTGCGTTGTCATTGGACCGCCCGGTCCGATAGGACCGCCCGGATTGTAAATGGGCTGCTGACCGGCGCCTACAGGTGTGCCGAACTGGCCGAAGCCCGGTTGTCTGGTTAACTGGGCCAGCGGGTTATTGGGATCCATCCACTCCTTGCGGTAACGATCTTGGAATTCCTGTTCCATTCTTAGCCGCTCTTCCTCGGCCGCGCCTTGACCGTAACCCGTAATGATCTGACCACCTGCCTCGACCAGCTTCGCGCCCGTTGGCGACATGATGAAGTCTTTCGCAAATTCACCGGCTTTACTGAGCCAGCCTTCTTTTGCCACTTCCGGCACCGCCCTTGTCAATACCCCGGGTGCCTGTTGTGCTGTCTGTTGCGCTGCCGTCTGGGCCATGGTGGGGATCATCGACTCCCCTGCCGCCGCTTTGGCGATAGAGGTATCAATACCAGCCGGGACACCTTTTGCGAGTTGTTGAACCGCTTGCTGTCCTTGTTGGGCTTGAGTGAGTTTACCGGCAGCACCAGCCATCTGCTGACCGGCAGCAGTGACAGCTTCAGTGCCACCCATCAATGCCTTGGCCTGTTTAATTGGACTGGATAACCCGGACATAAAGCCTTTGGCCCCGGCTACGAACTTATCCATAAAAGAAGCAGCGGCAGTACCGCCACCTGGGAGCGCCTGACCGAGCGCGCCAGTCCAGCCAGAGATGGCCCCGGAGATCGCCATGGCCCCGGTAAATATTGCCGCTCCCGTCAGGATGATTTTCCCGAGTTTCGAATTAGCAAACTTACCGACAGCTTTGACGACACCTTTTATCGCTTTACCAACTTTACTGAATACTTTCTTGATCCCTTTAGTGACTTTCTTGAAAGCCTTTTTGATCGATTTAAACAAACCCATGATAATGTCCTCAGTTATATAGCAGGTACGCGCCACCGTGACGCTGAAACCCGATTCGTTCCGCCAGCTTCAATATACGCGGATCCAGCTCAAGATCCGGCGCGAAGCCTGCTACCCTAATTGCTCGTCGAGATTTTACCCAGTCTCGAAACTGGCGCAGCATCGCTGCTCCTGCTCCCGGGATCTGCGACCACCACAACATCACTTGTGAGCTGTGTCGCTGTGCCCAGGCATTTTCGGTCGTGAATGCTACCAGCACCCCATCGACGTATCCATCGTCCCGTTCTGCTACCAGTGCGTAATGCCTTGCCGCGCTGATGGCGTCGGTACCCAGTGCCCGGATCTTGTCCCGATCCGGCTTGAGCCGTGGATACCGCTCTGCCTGTTCTATCGCAATCTCGATCATGCGATTCAGGTCTGACAATGTAGCAGGACGTATAACCATTAATCACCAGCCTTGTTGTGTACCAAATAGCCATCTGCGTAATAAGTGTTATCGCCGCTTAGTTTGAAATTGTATAACGGTGTTTTTGGATGATCCGCAGTCATGCTGATTGTCTTGAGTATTTCAGTGCCTTCCCAAGTCTGCAATTCATCACCAATTTCCAATTTCATCACTTCAAGATGCGGGTTTTCTTCACGCGTCATCGCCGGGTCAAAAGATTTCCAACCGGTGCTTGTCGCAAATGGGTGCTCTGCCGTAACAAAGAACTTGCCGCCGTTAATGCTGTATAACAAACGATCACCTAATCTCGGGTGATCAAAAGCCAATACTTCATTTTCAACACCACCGCGACCAATCAGTTTGTCACCAATACGCACATCTTCGATACGTTTATCTTGTCCATCCATTTGTACCAAAGTACCCGCAACGAAACAGGATCTTTCTTCTCGAATCCATCGCCACTGCTGAAGACTGCTATCCCATCTCCAATTACCTCGATTGAAGCCCCACAGCCTAATGTCTCTACCAGAGGGATCTTTTGTTGGTTTGACGTCTTTGTTAAACCGCCAGTTAGGATCTGTCGTAGTCGCTCCCCCTCCTGGCGCCGGTTCCGTTCGAATGGGCGGATACTTAATCGGTGTACCCGGGCCAGCACCCGGTACATAGGTTGACAAGTCCGTGTTATCCATATTCTGGATAAAACTTAACGCGCCTTTCAGTTGCGCTGACTGGGTCTCTACATACTGTGCCACTCGGCTGGGCGAGATATCCTTGTTAGCCATGATATTCGCCATCCCGCTCAGGTAGGAGTCGAAGACCCGGGCCGCGGATTCATTCTTCGAGATCAGCGTCTGGTACTGTCCCTGAATCTGTGCCAGATCGATAGCCTGGGATCCGGCCAGGAACTGCTTGTTCAGCTCCTGAATCTGGGCGGACATCTGCGCGACCATGTTGTTACGCTCAGTCGCGTATTGCGAGCTGGCCCGGAATTGCTGGTCTGCATTCGTCAGTGCCGCGCGTGTCTGCAGATCCGCGAACTGTTGCTGAGCCGCATTGTAGGCTTGAGCGTTACCCTGGCTCACCGCGGTCTGCATCTGGGCGTTTAGCATGGCAGCTTCCTGAAGCTGCTCATCATTGAACTTCGAGACGTCCGTACCGAGCTGCGCATTCAATGAGCTGACCGCGGTCTCGCGATCTGCCGCCTCGCTGGCCAGTCTAACCGCGGTCGCTGCATCCTGTTGTGCCAGTGGCATTGCGCGGTCGACCATGGCGCCCATTGCCTGCTGTGCGGCAATCGTCGAGCCTAACAGGCCACGTCGAGCGGCTGTCTGCAGTCCCTGTTGTCTGGCTCTCGCCATAAGAGGGCTGTCCTGTGCCGTGATATCGGCCATTTGCTGCGCGGCTGACATTTCAGTCGGCCCACCGACAACCTGACCGGCAACAGCCTGCTGAGCCGTTGCCCCGGGTGCTGCGACCGCGGTCGCTGCAGTTGCATCCTGCACACCGGCCATCGTTGCCTGCACTTCATCGGGTGCCACGGCCGCGGTGGTCGGCGGTGCAGCGGTTGGATACAGGCTGCTTAACGCGGGACTGGTTGGCTCACCGCGTATGATGGGCTCATCACCAATTGCCGGGGTGATCTGTGGCGCAGGTGCACTCGAAACTGTTCCCGGCGCTCCCGGTGTTTCCGGGGTAGTCGAGGGGTATGCTCCGTATTGTTGTGCGTCTGTTAAAGCTGGCATGTCTGTTTACCTCTATTAGAATCCATACTGGATCGCGTAGTTACCGGCATCAAAATTGACTGCACCGACTGACTGGATCCGGACGCCATCGATGTCTGATCCCAGATCAACCTCACCATAAACATCGAAAGTGTCATTGTTGTTTTCATCAAAAAACCGGCCAGTGACTGACCATCGATCCGTGGTTTCATCAAGGCGCTGACCCTGGAAAAAGCCACGAAGCTGACTGGATGCGTTACCCGAGTTTACCCGGAAATTAACCGTCGATGCGTTAAAGCCTCGCGTACCGGCGCTGTCGACATCGATACAGTGAGAGTCGTAACCGGTCGTAACAAGCCCGGTATCATACAGCCGCAAGGTGAGATCCGCGGAAGCATTACCCAGGTCCACATCCCAGAAGTAAACTCGGAACCACTGCACATTATCCACCCATCCATTCTCGTCAAAGGTGCTGGCAGCGGCCATACTGGCCTCGCCATCGTTGACAATACTGCTATTGTTCTGGCCACCCGTAGCCAGTACCGTGTTCGATCCGTTGAGGTGAATGAATAGCTGGGAGCCAGTTTTCCAGATATCACCTTCTTCTAGTGGCGAAGGTGCAACGCCAGTCGGTATATTCAGACTTGCGTTACCGGCTTGTGGCCCACCCGAAGCATCCAGCCTGAGTTCACCAGTGAGAGTAATGGCAGTGGTGGAGTTATTAAAACTCTGGGTGACTGACCCATTCTGTATATTGAGTATGGGTACCCCACCTTCTCCGAAGTTCTGAATTAACAGCTGGTTCGCGGCATAAGTCATCTGGGAAACAAGAATGCCTTGATGACTGAAAGTGAACGCATGATTAGCGCCATTAATACCCGAAAGATCTAACGTGGTCAGGCTTGATCCAGTTACTGGCGTGTCGTCACCAACTCTTAATACGGGTTGGACTCCGTTTGTGAAATAGTCAAAGTTGAGTTTGTTATCCGCTATAAACCCGGGAGGCCCACCGCCATCATTGAGTTGCACATCACCCTGGTTGCCTTGCGGCGAGGCAGTAGCATTGATACTGAGATTGATCTCGGTACCTGCATCATTACGCCAGAACAGTTGATTCGGTGTTGTGTTACGAACAAATAGTTGCCCGTACCCGGCTCTGTCAGGTGTAACAGCGACCGCCTTTTCCTCGAAGAACAAGCTGCCATGGATGTCTACATACCGGCCATTGAGTCCAGTACTGAAATCACCGCCGATCAGCGGTGTATCAGCGAAAGCTGTATTGGTTTCGATGTATAGCTTTTCGCTAATGTCTTTCGGGAAAGGAGAAGACGGCCCAGCGCCATAACCAATGAGGATGCTGTTTGCAACGTCGCGCGCAAACTCACCTGCCTCACGGCCAATAACTACGCTTTGTTCCCATATCCGCGCATCCACCCCTGCTCTGTTACCAATGACCACATTCTCAAATGAGGCTGTAGCGTCCTGCATAGTCTGATATCCGATAACTACGTTATCATCGCCGCCTGTCGCTAAATTCTGAGCGGCAAACTGACCGAAGACGTGGTTTCGGAAAACGGAATCCGAGGTAAGGCCAATCGCGTTTTGACCGATAGATATACCAAAGCTATTGGTACCTAGTTTTACGCCGTCATTACCGATAACAATCGAAGATCCGGCACTAATGGCTGAGGCATGCGCCTCTGTACCGATAGCTAAATTGTTGGATTCGGTGTCAATCGAGGAAAGGGCATTTTTGCCGATTGCGATATTCTCATCGCCCGAAGTAATCCCGTTACCGGCGTTGTTACCGACTAAAATATTATCGAGCGCCGTACCGAGTAGAGCTGCGCCTGCACCCGTACCACCGTACAAGTTGAATTGACCGTCTTCGGTAAAGACACCGCCGCCAGCAGGTGCTGCCCATTGCGGAGGTGATCCCGCACCTTGAGAAGTCAGGACATCACCTGAGTTACCCGCAGCTCCACCGACTTCCCAATCTCCGTTGGGCTGAATCGCGAGTCGAGCAGTCCCGGCGGTCAATAGCCTGACTTCGCCAGCGTTACCCGTAAAATCACCGGCTTGTAAATCAAGTCGACCATCATCACCGGAACCGGTACCGTCACCAGCTCGAATGAGTAGAACTCCGCCATCCTGATTTGTACCGGCACCATCACCGGCCCGGATCGTGAAATCTGCGCCTGCCGAAGCGACACCATCGGGCGCGCGTACCGTGCCCGGAGTCGCGACCGAGCCGACCTCCATGATGTTAGTGGTTTGGTCCCAGGTCAGGTCTGCTTCACCGCCAAAGGCACCGGCATTGTTGAACTGGATATTGGTATCGGCACCACCGGGACTGAGCGCGCCAAGATTACTGGTCATGGAGTATTCAACGCCAGCACTATCGCGCCACTTCACGTCACCGTCGCCGCTGTCGTGGAAGATCTGCCCGTAGGTAACCGCATCAGGATGGTCTGCCGCTACCCTAGATTTTATCCTGAAACTACCATTCTGCATTTCAAGTCCATTGCGGTTAGCAATCAACCTGACCTGTCGGCTAGTTCCACTGCGAGTAGCGAGCGTGATAACGCCTGTAACGTCATCGTTGACAGGACTGACGATGTTCTCAATCCGAAACTCGTCAGTGAATGTACCTGATGCAGAGTACCGAATCTCACCCCTGACTGCGCCTTCCTCTCGGATATCGATCAGCGCGAAATCGTCTGCGTCCATGTTAAGCTGCAAGACAGGGTTACGATAAGATCCGCTGGTGGCATCCAGTATCAGGGTTGGTGACTGTCCACTGGATGGCGTAAAGTCAACAGACATGAATGGATCACCACCAAACGCTCCAGCATTGTTGTATTGAAGCTGGCCATCAGCACCACCGGGCGTACCACCACCACCCAGATCAGAGGTTGTCAGTACCCGCTCGAAGCCACCACCTGTACTAGTGTTGTTAACTTCTACGCCACCCGTTGCAGCACTGACAGTTCGCAACACATCAGCACCAGCTTTTTGGAGCTGAACTTTCCCGAGACCACTACCGCCGTTGAGTACGAGGTCTTCGCCGGGATTTTGGTTGGTTATTTTCAGCTCGCCGTCACCGGCCGAGTAGCCAATGACGCCCATGTTGGCGTCGGCTGAGTCTCTAAAAGTGATCGTGGGTGTCGCTACCGCTAAAAGACTGTCGGTGTCTTTTATGAACAAACTGGCGGCACCGCTTTGTACGAACATGAAACCGCCGACTTCAAGCTGCGATCCATCCCAAGTCAGATTAGCATCGCCCTCGATGGTAGTGGCATTAGTCCAGACAGCGAGCTGATTATTGAGCGGGGTGCCAGTGTTCGAGACATTGCCGCCACCGCCACCAGCAGTCAAGTCAAAATTAACTCCGGCTTCGGTTCTGTAGTTCAGGGTATCGTCGGCCTGATTTACCCAAAGCTGGCCATAGGTCGCTATATCGCTCCCGGCTGCAGCAGACTGTTCGAGATAGAGCTGGCCGTTTTCTACTCGCGTTTCACTGGCAAGCGTTAAGGTGGTGCTGCTGAAGGTGATACTCGATACTGACTCGAACTCAATGTTATCGACATCACTGCTACCGATATTGAGACTGTCAACGAACACACCTGTGCCGCGACCCGCGGTCAGTATCGAGATCGCGCCTCCCCAGGAATCATTGAGTGCACGAATAGACAGCTCGTCATCGAAGAGATTGATATCCCAGTTTTTCTCATCGACACCCTGACCGGTTGCCGAGAAGCGAATTGTTGGTAACTGCGAAGTCGCGCTGATCAGTTCCACGCGGCCATCGATAGTGACGTTAGTGCCATCCCAGACAAAATCTGCACTGCCACCAAACACACCGGCATTGTTGAACTGGACGTTAGTATCAGCACCACCAACCATGGCACCAGCCGGAGAGGTATAGTTACCTTGCTCATCGAGGAAGTTAGTTGCTACACCCGCGGTTGTCAGGGTTACACCGTTGACCGACACGCCGGTAATGGCTGCATCGAGGTTGACAATTGGGTCTGTCGCGGTGCCCGTGACATTGACATTGGTGCCACCCGATACAGAGGAAACCGCAATACCGGCGACCGCGGTGGCGAAGTCAGAGATCTGGCTGGCCGTGATCGAGATCGAGGCTTGCGTGTAATGGATCGTGCCATCACCGATGTGCGAATCTAGCGTAGCACCGTCAGCCGAAACATCCCGGCCGTCGACATTACCCACTACAGTCAGATCACCCGGGAGCGCGGTTACCAGTGTGCCCTTGTTGAAGGTGAATCCTGCCGTACCGCCAAACACACCGCCATCGTTGTACTGGATCTGGGTATCGGCGCCTCCGATCTGGAGATCGCTACCGGCGAGTGATCGAACAAACTGGGTATTAGCGTTGTCGTAAACGAACTCGTAATACTGGCCGGTCATGATGTCGTCTGCTACGAGCGGCGTGCCATCGTTATCAACTGCATTTACAACGCCCAGTCCGTCCACATTAAACGTAGCAGGGCCGTCATTGGTATGCGTCGCAAAGAACGCAACACGTTGTCCGTCAATCAAAGCTGACTGAGGATCCGGGGTTGTAATCAGGTAGTCATTGACTGTTGCACCCTGCGTTTCCGTTCCAAACCATCCAGTACCGGTTGAACCAGCCGTGGGATCAGTGGGCAATAAGTCAAAACCTGACTCGACACCAGCGTACTCGGTATTGATTTGCTCCGACCGAACTTTTGTACCGGGGGTAAACGGGGTACCAAAATTGTAATAATTGTTAGGCATTTATCTCTGAAGCCTCCGAGGTTCGTAATGGACTGTCAGCCCTTGGAAAATGAAGGGTCGTGACGTTGCAGACTCGTTGAAGAGTACAAAACTCACCGCTTCCCCTGTTCCTCTGATGTTGGCTCTCGCATTCGATGACGCTTGGCCATCCCAGAAAAACTCATCAAAGTCCGCTACATCCCAGAATCCGCCCCCTGCCGCCACACCGACATCCGGTGCAGCTGTGACACTTTCAGAATCGCTCACACCAAAGGACAGATCCGCAATAAATCGAATAGTGGTTGGTCTTTCTGCATCCATTTCAAGATCCACGCGACGCATCCGCTTCCGGACCGAGGGTGACTGGAAGAAATTGAAAGCCGACCGTAAGAAGGACCGAATAGGATCACCGTCAAAATTGACTCCAACACGGTCCTCGTAAACAAAACCCAGTCCTGCCGGGTCTTCAGTTGCAAAGTAACTTTTTTCCATGCCGCTGCCGTCTTCTGTATTCCAGATACAACTCACAGCAAACGGATATTGCAGGATCCCGAACTGCACTTTAGTCCGTGTCTCTATACCTTGCTGCGCGCGTTGGCGGTTCATGCCGCCGACTTCCGGCACGTACATGATAAAGCCGGATCCGTCCTCATAGTAAAACCGATACTGATTCGAGGCCCGAACAATCGTCGAAGAAACAAAGGCTTCCTGTATCGCTCCCGTTACCAGTGGCTGCACGAGCTGGGAAACCGTGGACGCGATAAAATCACCAAAAGCGTCGGTCCTGGCCAGACTGGTAACACCCAGGTCATCGAAGGAATAAACCGTATCGATCTTCTGGGCGCCGTATAATCGGGTGCCTGACTTCTCGGCTACCAGCTTGAATTCAAAGTCAGTTTCATCGAAGCCAAACAGGCCGCGTGTCTCTCGTTCAGTAAATACCACCAGAACCGCACCGACGACACTGACCAGCCCGGTGATCTCATCACCGGCACCGAATTCATTGGATCCCAGAAAGCCGGTGATCAGTAATGGCTCACCGATAACCGAGTTAATAAAGCGGCCACCCGGGAAGGCAAACCACAGGTAGTTTCGATGCTCCTCGATGAGAAAAGGCGCTCCACCCGGATTACCTTCATCCGGCGCAGCAGCAGCAGGCGCTGGCGGGAAGAAGATGGGTGACACGATACCATTTTCGTCTAATTCAAAGGCAAAGGTGTCGACAGCATTCACACCATAGGCCCGAAGAGTGCCTGCCCCTGCGAAAAAGTTGTGGTTATGCCACTCGTATCGGCCTCCGGGTGAAAACGCTAAAGTGGTCTCGACACCATCCGCGTCTGCGATTTGTGTCAGAGCTGGAGATTCTAGTGCTTCGCCATCGATAAAAGGTCCGCCAACCACGTTGGTCAGAACAAAGTAACCGGCACCCGAGCCATCCCAGGCCGTGGATCCGGCGTTTAATACAATGCGATGGATCGTTCCAGATGCGCCAGATGCGCCCCCGGTTAAGGTGTCACCTTCTACCACCGTCGCACCGGCCGCGAGACCTGCATCAAAGAAAATGTATTCCGCCATGGTTACACCGGCCGTGGTCCATCCGGCCGCGGTGGCTACATGCATAATCCCGGCCGTCGCACCGACGTTATCGCGTACGGCGTAAACATTATCCTCCAGTTGCCACGCGGAACGAACTGGCCCGGATCCGGGCACCACCGCAATATCACTACGGTACTCATCTTGTGCGGCCAGGGTCCACTCGGCTTCAATCTGAGCGGTCGGTGCGTCACCCAGAATAGGCGTCGTAAGGATCTCGACATCACCATCGTAATCGACAACCACGTCAATCTCATCGACTTCGAGTGTTAGACCGTCAAAGAGATCGCCATTCATGGCAAAGGCGGTCTGCTGCCACGTCACCAGTGCTGCATTGATCTGGGCCGGTGTGGCCGTGGCGCCCGAGGTACTGACAGTGCGGTCGATATAACCCATACCTGCATCGACATCGGTAAAAGTCAGCGACTCACTGTCGCCGCCCGGTGCGAAGGTAAACGTGTAGGTAACGGTGTCGTCTTCCTCGGTACTGGGCACGTAAACACTGTTATCGCGGAATACCGCATTACCTTTCCGAATCACCCGCGCGCGCACGCGCAAGGTCCAGTCATTGATCGTGGTGACGTGAGCCGGTAGATCGTTCATCGGCACACTGACCGTGTCGACACCGACGCCACCCGGCCATTCGTTACGGACGCATTCAAGGCCAACGACACCATCAGGATCATCGACACCGGAGTTTATGTTCTTGAGATCGTTAATGATTAACGCGCTGCCAGGGTCTGTGGCAGTCGCAGTGCCCGAAATATCCGGCACGATATCCTCGTCACCGTTGGTGACGGTAGTCAGCACATCCCCGATAGCAAAAGTACCGGTGACTTTAGTCAGCCCCAGCATGTCGTTACCCCGGATCCGGCCAGCAGGATCGTCGGTATCTTCGTATGTTGCGATTACCGTTCCCGTAGCACCGGAAGGCACACCGGTCAGAATGGTTCCCAGTGCAATACCTTCGACCGCGCTAACTTCGAAGCCGAGAAAATCCTGCTCGTGGGGTTTGGGCCTGCCGTCGAAGCGTTCAAAACCATCGATCCGGCGATAGCCGCCGTTAAACCATGGCTCAATGTTCGAACACGCAATCGCGCGCCCCGGGTTCATTGATTGAACCGGTGTTACTACATCAAGTCCGCCGCCTAACGGGTAATAGAAAGCTCTAACATTCTGTGCCATTCACTAATAGAAACCGTCACCACCGACGATAAATCCTCCACTGTCTCCGTTTGCATTGACATCGAAAAAGCTGCCAGTGCTCTGGAATCGAGAGAATCTTTGGTTTGGCAGCTCATGATTTTCGAGGCGTCCGTACGCCTCTTCAAAAATCTCCTCGCCTTGGGCCTTGATCTCTGGTGCGGCTTCATAGTTCGCATAAAGAGCCATTGCTCGGCCGAGGATTGCTTGATGATATTGCTCTGGTATTCGAGAAACATCATTGTTAGCCGCCAATTTGGTGGGCTTCCTGAAGTAATCAGCTTTAATCTGGTAAACGGCGTCAGGGACCGGCTCGAATTCCAGAGTGTTATCCGGCATGATAATAACGGTCCCGGGCTTGGCCTGGGTGTTATCACGTACCAGTGTTTTGAGCATGTCATGCTCGATGGCAATAATCTGTCCGTCTTCATCGCCCGGAGTGCCATCATTAATTTTGAAAGTTTTGTAATCCCAGAAATTGAGATCCGTTGGTGCCGCTAATCCGACATTGCCGGGTACCGTGGGTATCTGCACCTGATTCCACAAAAACTTCCAATTGAGCCAGCGGTTCTGTATGTAAAAGTCAGCATCCTGAACCCACCTCACCATGCGTTGATTCTCGCCAACCTGGGCGACAACACTGGCAATCTGGCTTCCGGACGCGCCGACTTCTCGCTGCAGATCCTGTACTAACTCAAGAAAAGTGCTCATCCCGCTAACCTCTCCGCGGCTTGAGCCTTCATGTTTTCTTTCTTCGCGTCGGATATTTCATCCGGCACTGTATACCCGTCGAGCTTGGCTGCAGCTCGCTTCAGCACACCTTCCTTACCGCTGTCGACGGGTGGCTCGATCACCTCCTCTGGTTCTTTCGGCGGTTTGTAGTGTGGATCCTTGCCGACATACTCATGCGACTGGCTGAACAGATGTCCATCCTGGCAGATATAAATCGGCTTATCCCACTCTCGATGTTGAGCAAAAGGACGATTAGGGTCGAACTCCGGCTTGCTCACTTGGATTTCTCCTGCATCGCCTTGAAGTCCTCCATTGTCATCACTTTACGCTGGCCACCGACATTCACGATAACCTTTGATTTGTCCGGCAGTGCAGCGGGTGCAGGCGGCTCTGCAGTCGGCTTTGCCTCTTTCTTCGGCTCGTCACCTGCTGCTTCAGCCAAGGCATCTTCAGTCAGCTGTTCCGGTGTTTTATCTTCCGGCTTGACTGCTGCCTTTTTCTTCGCCGCTTTCTTTTTCGGCGCTGCCTTCTTTTTTGGTGTTGCCATTATCGCCTCCGCTGTGGGTAAAGTGGCCGCTTCACATCCGGACCCGGGACCATATCAGGCGGACCCTGTTCCTGGCTGCGTGGATTGATTACATCGGTTCCGGAGTTGACGGTGTTGTTGTACAACGTGTCGATCTCCAGTTTTCCCGAACAGCCATCCATCATGCACGCATTCGCTTTAAACGCGGCTTCCAGATTGGCCGGGACCATCACGCCGTCCATATCGATCATATCGATAGGCTCACCCAGCGCATTGTCCATGTAGGTTTGTGGGCCACCTCTCGGCTTTACGCCCTGTGCATTGTCGTATGCCATAACTTTCTCCTTAAAAACCCCCGGGGTCCGAAGACCCCGGGGTCATCTTTAACAGATGGTGAAAGAGTGACCTTTCCCAGAAACACTATAAGCGCCGTCCGAGTAGGGATCTGGACGCTCAGGAGCATTACCTGACATAGGGTCACGAGTGCCGTTATAGCGAGGGAACGCGAGAGCTTCCGAATCAAACTCCGAATAGGAATTCAATCCGTACTGGATGCTCGCACCTTCCATCCGCATAAATGAACCACGAACCGTTGTCGATTTGTGATCCTTCGGCATGTACGCGCCTGGGCCCGGCTCCGGACCCGAAGGTCCGCCTGCGCCATTCATAGACATAGCTACTTCCTCCTACCACCAAGCGACGAGAACACGGGCATCACCGGCACCGGCAGTTGAACCACCGTCACTGACAACGTCTGTAGTCGCGTCTGGGTTAATATCCATACCATCAGCATACTGCTGTGCGGTACCGACGCTGATATTGTCGCCAATGGCAGATCCTGTAAAAGCGATAATGCCTGCAGCAAGTTGAGCATCGACGTCACCGCCGTTCTCACCAATATCAACACTGGTGTCCGCGACAGTGAATGCCGTGGTCACGTTAAGGGTGAAATCCAGAATTCGACCATAACGGCCCGTTGGTCCCACAAAGGAGAACACGGTTGCAGCTGCTGAAAAGTCAGCCGCTGCTGCCTCATGTTGAGTCTGGATGGCGTTATCATAAAATTGTCCTGGCATGATTACACCCCCTTATTCAGTTGAATCCCATTTCAGGATACGCGCTTGATCTGCATCGGTGTGGACAAGTCCATAACCGAGTTCTGCATACCATGCGATACCCCGAGACCGACCGTAGTCAGTTGGGATTTTGCCCCGAATCTCTTCGGGAATTGCGAACGCTTCCACAACTGTGTCAGCGCCGAAGAAAAAGATACCGTCAGAAACAGCCCAACCTTCGTTTGGAATGTTGGTCTGTTCACAATAACGGATCCCCTCGTAGCGACCTTTCTCACCATTCATGATGACATGCCAGCCTTCGGAAACGTACTGGTGAATTAACTCCAGATCGTCTTTGAAAGCACGCAAGGTGCTCGGGCGAGCAATCGCCATGTAGTTATTACCGTCGAAAGTCGGAATATCACGTTCCGCCATTTCATCAGCAATCAACTTGGCTGCTACGTTATTGAAGTTACCGGATGGTGCAGCCGCAGGTATACCATTGGTTGTGACTGTGATACCCGTAACCGGAGGACCACCAGTACCGACAACGCGAATCGGAGTCAGCTCGAACTGGGCATTCGCTGCCGCGTCCAGAGCTTTCCGTGCATCGTTCTTCAGCACTTTGTGGATGATCTCAGTTACCGGATGCTCAGACAGATCATCCAGTTTCTTCGTAAAAGGTACGCTGTTGCCATACTCTGTGATGGTGAGAGCGTTCTGGGTAATGAGGAAATTCGACTCAGGCATGGTCAGCGTTTCTGCTAAGGTACCACCCTGTGTCTGAACATCTGAATAGACGTTCCAGTTAAAAATTTCACCCTTACCCAAACCGAACGCTTCACGAGCGTCACAGAACTGGCGGAAGCGTACCATGGGTTGTAGTGCCGTACGCAGTTTACGGGACAGGTTGGGTGCCCACATAAAACCACCTAATGCACTGGTCTGCCAAACTTGGCCTGCCATAGTAGTCTCCTAAATTAAACAGGTTGTCCTCTCGACTCCCTGATCTCGTTTAGCGCATCACTCGGAGTCTGTACAGGCTCCTCGGTCGCGCCATGCGGGGAAACCGCACCAAGCGCAGGGTTCGGGATTCGAACCAAATTATCCTTCCGTTCTTGCCGGGATGGATCGTTTTCGGCAGACGGTTGCGGTGCTGGTCCGCCAGAAGGGGCTTCCCCTTTCTGTTGTGCGAGCCAATTCCGCGTCCGCTTACCGGCCTCCAACATGAGTTGAGACGGCAACCAGTCAGGATGCTCGGCCTCAATCATGTCGGTCATGTTGTCAGCCATGTTGTACAGATTCGGGTCAGCCATAATCTCAGGATAGTCGGTCTTGAACTGTTCAAGTCCATCGAGCGCGTCCTGGGTGCGTTCCCGTTCAGTCATCTGGCTAACAGCTACTGCAGCGGCTTGGTTGACAATTTGGGTGGTATCAATCGCAGGGGCGGGGTTAACCGGTACCTGGGACCGTTTAAGTAAATGTGCCAACTTCGTTGCTGCTGTATCTTCATCCCCCTGAAAGAGGGTTGATACAATCTCCTTGGCTTCACCAACGAGTTCTTCTTCTGGTACGCCCGGGTCGGGTGGTGCCGTGGTCAGCTCAGTCATGCGATTCTGTAGAGCAGCTTCATTTTGCCGTATCCACTCCTCGCGTTGCTGAAGTTCTTTCTGCATCTGGGAAGCCTGCTGCAGGCTGACCTCTGCGGCTTCCAGTTTTTGCGCCTGTTGTTGCACGCGCGCCATCGGTATTAACTTATCTACACCATGCACTTTTGCTTTCATGTGCGGCTCACCATTGTGCATCACAATGTAGTCCGCCATCTCGTGACCTTGCAGCTCTTCCGGCAACGGATTAACCGGTTCCGCGGGTGGGTGCATCGGCTCTACAGCCTGCGCACCGTCCGCTTTAGGATCCGGCTCGGGCGGCGGTGGAGCCATGCCCAGCTCCTCCGCATTCTCTTCAAGATACGCCCGTTGCTCTTGATGGCGTTGCTGGTCGATCTGCTCGTCTATACTGTCAAGAATAGCGTCACGAGGGTTTACCGGCGCCTCAGGGGTAGCCGATTCTTCGGGTGGCGCAGCCTGCTGGTCTAAATCTTCAGCAGAAGCGCCCTGTTGGGTGGCTTCATTCATTCTCGATATTCCTCCAGCTGTCTCGCTGCGTTATCACCGTTTACGATTGCCTCCGCGCACCATTTCATAAATGCTTCCGCGTTGGCCATGTCCTGCTTAATGGCTTTCCATTGTGCGATACCGCCCTTTACGGTCGGGTCTAGGTCTGCCAGTTTGTCCTTGCATTCACTGATGGTCTGCTTGGCGCGGCCGTGCAGGTAACGGCCGACCGGACTGACGAGAAAGTCTCTGACTTGCTCGCCCAGATGTGCCTCGGCGAAGTATTCACGCTCCTGTTCGTTGATAAACTCAACTGCGGAGTAGTCGAACGCTTGACCCTGGCTCATATCTAATTCTTACTCTTTTCTTTGAAACGGGACTTCCGTTTCGTTTCCATGGGGCTCGGCCCCATTCTCTGGCCGTAGGCAACTTCACCTTCCGAGCCTCTGTGCTTGGTTCGTTTAGCCTCGGCATAAGTCGTCGCGCCTTTCTTGCGCGTCACTCTTTTCGTTTTCTTCTTTGACTTGCTACCGGTCTGTTTTTCAATCGCCGCTTTGACTTCGCCCTGTCTGCGTTGCAGCTTCTGAGCTGCACCGACTGCGCTAAATGGATTCTTTTCCGCCATTACTTGTCACCTCCACGCCTGAATCTGGCTTTCCGGGCTACATCGTGCGAGCCCCTGTCTTGTAACTGGGTTTTGCTGGGACCGCCCATCATACCCTCGCCCCATCTGCTAAAAGGACTGGGTCTTGCTTCTTCGGCCCTGCGCGGTCTGGGCCTGCGCGGTTTGGGTGCTGCGGCTTTCGGCCCTCGCGATTTAGGTTTCGATGCGCCAAAAGCTCTCATTTCCGGTTCTTTACGTTTGCCACCGCGAGGTGCCATACCACCGAAACCACTGCGCTTTCTCCAGTCTATTTTCTTTGCTATTCGACCGATGGCGCCTTTCTTCTTTCCTCGACCTCGCGCGGCTCGTGTTGCTCGTGATACTGCTTTGCCTAACATACCTGCCATGTTAATTACCTCGTGTGCGTGTGCGGCCACCGCGATGGGCGCCGTCAATTCGATGTGATTTACCGGTGGCCTTTTCCACGCCCGAGATACGTCCTTTATTTCGCGATGCGTAAAATACCTGTTCACCTTTCTTGGCGCCATACTGGGACTGCATGGCACCCATGATTTTCTTACCTTTTTTCGTCAGAGGCATATCAAATCCCCGAACCGGTTGCCTGTGCCAGTGAAAGTTCCGCGATCTTGTTATTCTCGCGGGTCGCGGCTTCCTGCCGGTCTTTCACCAGCTTTTGTTTCTCAAGCCCTAACGTCATATAGAGCTTTTCCAGTGTCATCTCCTTCTCTAACGCTAATCGCGCAAACCCAAGCTGGGCTTCCATGTCGAGTTTCATCAGTTCACGCTGATGCCTGAGCTGGTTGTCTTCGCGCCGGATCTGAATCTCTTCCTGCTTCTGCTTGACCTCCGGTGGCGTTTGATCCCCAGCTTCCTGCATCTTCTGTTGCAGTTCCTGATCTGACATATAAAAACGCGATCCATCTCGATAACCCAGTGCCCCGAAAATCTCGTTGCTGGCCTCGTCGCTCTTGAGCTTTTCAGCCATCCCCGGTAGTGCCGCGGTCTTCTCGATGCCGAACAGTAACCGTTCAACCCGGCGGATCGGATCTGTGTTACCCATGCCGACATTAACCCGGATAGTCAGATCCTGGCGGATCAAGGCGTCCGTAACGTCGGAGATTCCGTAACGTAATAGCAGCTGAGCTTTTTGTGCGGCGAGGGCCATAATGGTACCGTCGTTCTCGTACATCTGCTCCAGCTTGACTAACTGTTTCAAGACCGGCTCCATCCACGTCTCGAAGAAAATGCGCAGCCCGTAATCCGACAAGGATCCGGCTGTCTGGCTCATCATGGCCGTGCCGCCGAGCGTGGCTTGGCCACCCTGCCGGTTCGCCTCGACCGAGCCTTGTGAGAAATTACCCACCAGCTCATCGAATTCGAGTGCGAGTTTATCCTGCTCCATGTAGCTCGACTGGGTGACATCTGGTGTATTCACCGTTTTCACATCGCGCTCTGGATCGTTCATCATGACACCGCCACCTGGGACGTTCCGCACCAGAGCATCAAGGTCGACCTGAGAACCGCGGCGAACGTAATACCGCTTATTGAGCACCAGCTTGATGTTATCGATACGCTGGTTGGCGATGATATTAATCTCTTCCTGCAGCCCCGAGCTTTGTTCGACATCACCTGCCGGGTAGTTACGGAATGCTTCAATGGAAGAGAATCCCACGACAAAAGGCCGCTCGCCTTCCTGTAGGTGCGGGAATGCCTCGGTTAGTTTGACGGGGTCGGTCAGTAGCAGCTCGGTGCCCATCGTCCAGTACACATAATCCGTACCATTGATCTTGACGATATTCATGTGGGCCCACAGCGTGGTATAGGCGTTTCCGTGTTGTTCATCTGCCGGATCGATCCTTTCCCGGCCCTCGCGCGCCTGACGCGTGCGGTCGTAATTCTTGCGCCGGGTGGCCAGAAGGGCGCCCAGCGGGTGTGGTTTCCATTGAGGTTCGCCGGTTTTCCTGTCGACGGATTCCATCTTTTCCAGTGCCTCACCGGCATAAACCGGCATCATGTACAGCAGGTAAGGTGATGTGCCACAGGGATCGCGCCAGTCGCACATCGGATCGAAACGGAAATTTTCGGGCGCGATCAGGTCACAGACCAGTTCATCCTTACGCACGATGGGTACTTCGTAACCCATTGGCGCCCCGTCATCATCGGTCATCAGGGATCCGTCATCCATGAAAGCCGGTTCGTAATCAGTATCCGCCTCGTAGCGCCAGTACTGCATCGAGATACACAGGCCGTAAACCTTGGTGGACTGGTAGGCACCGATTGCGGTCTGGTACCACGGCATTCTCCGGTCGAGCCGGTAGTCGATCAGTGCCTTGTTGACCGCGGCACTGGCACGCTGCAATGGATCCCGGTCATCTTCGGGCTGGATATCAACTACATCCTGGGTTGAGAAGGCGGCAACGGTAAGGGCGGCTTCGGCAGTTTTGGTCGCGGCTCGGGTCTTCGGACGGAATACCCGGCTCCGGCGCCAGTCGACGCGTCTAAAGTTATTCTGGGGTGCGTGCTCATTGTTCCAGTGGGCAAGATTGGTTTCCCATGTGTTGGTGATATTGGCATCAACATAGTCGGTCGAAGTTGTATAGATCTCGTGGGCCTTGGCGATCAGCCAGGAAGTGCGATCCACATCGCTGGTGTTCTCTTCCAGACCAGTATCGTCAGAATCAGCATAAGCCGCTCCACCGGCACTGTCGCTGGATGGCGTATCCCCCGGCGGCAACTGGTCGGGGTTGCGCGAGTAGGCCGGTCCGCTTTTACCGAATCGCTCGTTGTCGGCAATCGCATCTGGTGACATCGGTGCACCGGGTGATGTCGGATGATTCACATCCGTACCGACAAATTCCGGATTCCGGTCGCCTTGTCCGCCTGATGGTATTGGTCCTGCCATTAATCAACCCCTGAATCCGGTGTTATGACATTATCGCCATGGTCACGTTTCAACGTCTCAAAAATATCCTCATCCACAATACGACCACGCGTGATCCCGTGACGTTCAAGGATCTCGCCTGCTGCATATTTTGCTTTTTCTTGCAGGTCGTGAAGTGATCTACCCACCATGCTGATGTGGTAACCCTTTTCGTTGGATACTGAATCGCAGACGATTATTAACATCTGCCCAAACAGGTCCACCTTCACGCCCCACTCTCGGTTGGGGTAGTGCCTTACTAGCGTATCACCAACGCCCTTCGCAATCCACATTTCGAGTTTTGCTATTTTGGTATCGTCGGTCTCCAACAGATTGATCTCGTTGTAGTCCTCAGAGATCTCTCGGCCGTAGCGGCCGTTTCTGTTAGGCAATATCAGTGGTGCGCTCATTCTCTCCATCCCGCATTTGCACTGCGTGTTCTGACACGCAGGTTTGACTTGGCGTTACTGCCACCCCGTCGGATCGGGTTCTTGTGGTCGACAACCTTGCCATCACCTTTCTTGACGGCCCCTGTCTTCGCCAGGGTGGCGCGCGCGGCGTTCCTTTGCGCTCGTTTCTTGATCTGCGCTGGCTTGCCGTGGTAGCTGTCGTACTCGTGTCGATAGTTTCGAACGCGTCCAGTTCTCATATAATCAGCTCGTCTTCGTAATCTATTTTCGCCCCGCAACCGCCGCAAACCATCTTCTGGTTGCGCTCGGGCTGGGATCCGTTTGCATACATGGCCCGGGATGCCATCATCAGCTCACCTGTTTTGGGCTTGTGCGTGTAAAAGAACGCCACCCGGCGACAGGGTTTGTGAAATATCGGCACCATGTCGTCGATATTCAGCTTCCCGGGATCCCCGAGCGAGGGCAGTATCTTGGCATCCGGGTTCTTGTGCAGCACCTCTTCCGCCAGTACCCGCTTGGGATACAGGAAGTTCTTGATGATTTCATCGTTACGCTGCTTTCGGTCCATCATCGTCCTCTTCAAGACAATCGTAGTATTCCTTGCCATACATCTGATCGTAGAGATCGAACAGCCCCGCGTGGCAGGTTGGACAAAAACAACACGGGAGCATCCCGAGCGTACCCGAGATACCGCCCTCGTCTTCGAGGCTGAACTCCCCGTTACACAGGGTACAGATATCCGGCGCTTCGGCTGATTCAGGCTGCGTCATGGATCAGCACCCCCGGGTGGTTTACCGCCAGTACGTGCATGAGCTGGTCCTCGGCATAGTGGTCCTCAAGATCACTGTGTATGTCGAGCCCCAGCTTATGCACGAATTCATCACGAGACATCCGCGTATCGTTTCGATTGAAATGGGGCAGCGGATAATCCGGAAATTCTTCGGCCCAGGTCTCGGCCAGATCCTCGAAGGCATAAACCCGGGTTGGTAAAAAACCCACCCCCGGCACGGTATGCAGTGCCACCTGGGGTGAGAAGTGAGCATTTGTCTCTGCCATGATCTTGTGCGCGAACTCGTCCGGCATCAGTCCGGTTCTTTCATGACTCCAGATAGCGTAAGCACAGGCCGCTCGATCAAACGGCTCGCGGATCCAAATGATAACTGGATAGCTTTTCTGGTCACGGAGCCGTCGGGCTTCGCCTCGACTAATTCTCTCGACGTCGTGTCTCCCCGCGGGGCCAATGGCTTCGGCCATCGAGACCGATGCGACACGCTGCGTCGCGGCAAGTACCTTGTCATGGATCCTCCAGTAATTAATACCCTTCATCAGCATTCAACCGCTTTGCTCTCCGCGATCTTGCCTTCACCCTGGTAGTCGTGAAACTCATCGTTCAGCTCACCTGTCCGGCAATAAATTAAATTTCCGCTCTCGCGGTGCTTGTAGATTTTGACCGCGACTTTGGGTTCGGCAAGTAAATACCAAGCCCCCAGTGCGATCAGGACGATCACTACTACCGTGATCATCATTTGATTCTTTGCATCCGTTACCGTGTTCATGCATACATCTCCTCGTATTCCGGATCGAACGAATCCTCCGGCTCGAACCAGTTGTTAGTGTAGTCACCGATGCTTTCCGCAAAGGTCATCGCGAGCGAGTCTCCCTCGTCCGGGGAGTCCAGGCCGCGTTTCTTCATGTCCTGTTTCCTTTCCATCCGCATCAGCTCCTTACCATCAAAGGAGTACTCGATGCCGATCAGGGAAGCGCGCAGCTCGGCGTCGTTCGGCAGATCCGCACCGTCACGCAGCCACTGCCGCATGCGGTCCCACATCTCCGCGCGCTTGTTAAAATAGGTATCCTCGTCATCCGCCTTGACCCCGGCGTTGACCTCGATAATCTCGTAGTTGAGCATCCGCAAGCGATCCACCACCCCGGCGCCAACCCCGATGCCGTCCACAAAGACCGCGGCAGGCCGGAATTCCCGAATCGTGTCTGCCGCCATCGTGGCCACCTGCATCGTGTTCAGTTCTCGAAACTTCCGCTGCTCCAGTACTTTACGGCCCTGGCGGACCGTGATGACGGTCTTGTCATCCCCGTAGCGCGCGACGTCAACGCCCATCAGTACCGGCAACTGGAAGTGTGCCTCGTACGGACACTCCCACAACATGCCGCGATCCACCAGATCCGAGCTGATGAACTGCATGTCGCCGGTCCGGGGGAAGACCCCGCGGACGCGGACCCGGATAAAGTCAGAATCCTCGCCGTAGGTGTCTACCCACTCCGAGATTTCTGCCTTGTTGGTCATCTTGGCCTGACGGGAATCGATCTGCCGGGTAAACCAGCGGTGCTTGTCCGAGTGGAAACATTCCCTGAAGCGCCCGGTGTTCTTGGTCGGGTTACCGTAGACGAACCACATCGCCCGGGGTGTGGTCATCGCGCCTTCCGAGACCTCCCATATCTTATCAGGAATACCAGAAGCCTCATCGTAGATAACCAAGACATGGGTCGCGTGCAGTCCGGCGAACGCCTCCGAGTTATGCTCAGTATTAGGAACCGCAGCGACAAACCACGTTTCGGGGTGGGTCTTGTGATAAAACTTGGTCGCGCTCCACTTGAACCAGTGTTCATTTATCAGTCTTTTGTGCCATACCGCCAGCTCGCGCCAAGTCTTCGTATTCAGCTGTGGTAAGGTATTTGCAGTAACGACACCGTTCAAATGCGGCCTTGTCGACATAGCCCATAAGACAATCCAGGCTACTTCGGCACTTTTTCCGATACCGTGGCCGGACGCGGTGGCCTCGCGTATTGTGCATAATGGATCCTCCCTGAACTGTTCACCGATGCGAATCAGTTGTTCAGTCTGCCAGTCGTCCGGTCCGTCGAACTCCTCCAGCGGCCCATCCTTCTCACCCCAAGGAAAGGCATACATGATAAATCCGAGCGGATCATCATAAAACTCTGCGATATCAGCGGCAAGTTCCTCTTCGAACTCCAGCGGCGAGATCTTGCGCGCGAGGTTCATCAGTGCACCCGTGGCTCGCCCTGATCCTCTCTCATCGCATTATCTCGCATTTGTTCCGCTTTTTGCTGTGCTGCCTCTTTACGTTTACGCGCCATGTCCAACACATCATGGTGATTCACCGTCAGCTCACCCTCGTGCTTCTGGGTCAACTTATCCCCGAACCGCTCATGATGAAGCCTCGACATCAGCCACTGCCGGGTTCCGATCTTCAGCTTCGCCCGGTTCACACTATCGTGATCAACCCGGAGCCGACCCTGGTCATCCACAAAATGATCTCCCTGCGTCTGATCCGAGATCTCGATCATCTCATCCGCCCAGGTCTCACACTGCAGTTTCCGCGCCTCGTCATACATCTCCCGTATGCTCGGATCGTGCAATATGATGGTCATCAACTGATTCAACTCCCCGTCCATCATCTCCAGTGCCTTCGCCGCGTCCACGTTCGTCTTCCCGCTGGCCACCTGCACCAAGAACTCATCAATCCGCTCAATCGGCCAGTCCCTCCGGATCCACTCCCGCTCGGCCGCGCGGATCTCCGTCATCGCACTGGGCTCCGTAATACAGTGCGCCCTCACGGTCTGCACCGACAGACTCGCCGCCACCGCGGCCTCCTGCCTCGTACCACCATTGGCCAACCACTGCAGATACACCTTCCAGTTCTCCGGCGTGACCGGGTTCTTGCGCTTACCGCTCGGTGTCTTCTTCCTGTTGGCGCGGATCTTGGGGTGTGGCATCAGAGTCCCTTAAACGGATTGTGATTCGGCCGCTCAATAAAACTGCGATTGCTGAACTGATAAACAGGATATGGCCTCTCCTTACCGTCGATGGCAAACACCACCGAGCGGCCCGAGAGGACTCGTTTTTGCGGCTTTTTCTGGGGTACCGGGAACCCGTTTGTAGCAGCCATCCAATAACTCCTTGATTTAAAAGAGAAAACCCGGCATGGGCATACCGGGAATCTCGCATCAACTCACCAAGGCCAAACGGCCTACCAGTTCTCTGGAGAATAGAGTGTTCTGGATGGCTCTCTTGAATACCACGGAATCGAGGTGGAAGTCAAACCTGGGCGGCTGAACAAGGGTCCAGCTTTGCGCCCAGCTTTGCGCCCAGACCTGGGTCCGAAGGACCGGGTTTCTGGAAATTCAAAAATAAAAAATTTGAGCAGAAACGTATGGTACCTAGCGGGACCGCTAGCTGGCGCTCGGCGACTTTGGATTTCGGAATGTATGAGACTCATTCCCCCGGACCCGGGCCCGATCCCCCAGACCCCGCGGGGCTGGGGCGCCCGGGCACCGGGCCAC